ATATTAAATACAGCTAAACGAACCTACTACGAGATGCTGAGCGACTTACGTGAATTAAAATCATCTTTTTATATTCTTAAAACTAAAATAATTAAATTTATAAAACAATACTACTTAAAAATTAAAACCCCCATAAAGAGATGGCTAACATGAAACTAATATTTAAAATATTTGATGTGTTCTTCATGTCAATTTGGGGATTAACCGTGGTAGACTTAATTAAGGTCACCTCACAGACAGAGATCCTCCTGAATATAGATACTAAGATCAAAACTATTATGGCTTTGGTTGGGCTTATCTACTTCTTGATACAAATACCTCACAAACTTAAAACCCAAAAGCAAGATAGGATTCTTAAGGAGGAGCAGATCAAGAAAATTAAAAGAGAAAATGAACTAGATAAAAAGGATTAATTATGTATAAAACAGAACATTTTGAAATAGAAGAGTTGGCACACCCACAGATAATCAAAGCTATCGGTGAGACCAACACTTGGCGTAGGCTAGATGCTGAGGTATTGCAGGACTTAGACTACATTCGAGAGGAGTGGTTTTTCTTGTATCGCTCAGGCATTTATTGTAACAGGATAAACCTAGGCTTAGATTCTAGGGGATTACGTCCTCCCAATGATCCTGATGGGTCAACCTACTCTACACACAAAGAAGGCAACACCTTTGACCTTGAGCCTGTGAACGGCAAAACTGAGACACTCTATGAGCTTATTGCAGGACTTATAAAAGCAGGGAAACTAAAAGCCCTGAACACCTTAGAGGACTTCGAGTACACATTGAAATGGGTGCATGTTGGTAAAATGAATACAAGCAAACGTCCCTTAATTATAAAGCCTTAGATCATGTGGAAAATACTCGGTAGCATATTCAACCCTAAAAAATTAGGTGAATCAATAATCAGTGGGATTGATAAGTCATTCCTGTCTAAAGAGGAAAGCCTTGACTATTTTCAAGAGATGCTGGTACTCTATGAGCCCTACAAGTTAGCCCAGCGAATACTAGCTATCATGTTTAGCTCTGTGTTTCTTTTCGTCCACCTAATCGTGGCGATTACGCACTTTATCTACGTTCTTAGGGGCGTTGAGGCAAAAACAATAATAGAGCTTTACCAATTCAATAACGACTCCTTAGGAACGATTGTATTAATTATAATCAGTTTCTATTTTGCAGGTGGTGTTTTGGAGGGGACTGTGAAAAGGTTCCAAGAAAATAAAAAAGATAAAAAGAAGGAAACTAATAAATAATAACTATATTTGACCCCTATCATAATAGAGGAATTAATATCTCACACTAACCCATAAGATGCCGCAAAGGAGCTTATGGGTTTTTTATATCTAAAAACTAGGCATTTATCTAAAATTAACTATATTTGCAAAGAGTGTTAGGGTGACTAATTCATTACTAGGTGTACTTAATACAAAGCTGGATTAGAATAGCGTGTCTTTACCAGCCAAGAGGTGTCTCAAATATTTTAGGTAATGCTTTAATAGATACCTCTTGCGGATGCGAAGACCAACATATATCCCACATTTTTACTTAATATAATAGCTATTCAATAAATAATACTTATATTTACCTCGATTGTGTATCCACGCACACTTTGTTTTGATGATTAATGATTTAGGAAACCAGGCTTTTTAGCTTGGTTTTTTATGTTTACAGCAATTTCTGACAAGTAGAAAGGAAACAAAGAGAAACAATAAGAAACAATGATTGTTTCCACTAAAAACCTAGATACAGCAAAGGCTGAGAGGCTACGGAAACAAAGAAACAATAAATATACCAAAAGACTTTAATTAAGGAATATATAAATATAGGGGTAAAATAGTATTATTATATAGGTAATATAGTATTATTAAAACGTAAAAACACGTTTAGAAGTTTATAGGATTTATTGTTTCCATTGTTTCCCTTCCGTTTTTAGAGGTGTAAAACGTTGGATTGCTGAGGGTTAACTGAGAAACAATGCACTAAAGGTTTTGTTTCCACTGCGTAAATTGTTGAGGTGCAAAGAGTTGGAGTTTGTTTAAAACTTATTTTCATTTTTTATTAAAATATTCTTTGATATTCGATAAAAAGGCTTATCTTTGACATATCAAAACAGAGATATTATGAAAACTGCCGAATTAAAAGCTAGAGTAAAAAAGATAATCCAAGACGAACTCAAAAGACTCGGGTTTGAGGCTTACGAATTTGAGGTATCTTCTTTGCACTTAAAAGCCCTAGAATATTATGTAAACGCACTTAATCCTGCGGAGTGTTTGAGACACTGTTTCAATTGGAAGGATGACTCAAAATCAAAAGGTTTAAGAAACCCAATGATATTTATTACTATTCTTGGCGAGTTCCTAGACAACGCAAAAACCACTAAGCTATGAATAAAGACGAACTCAGGAGAATGAAAGACAGAGTCAAAGAACTAGATGCAGACATTTTACGTCACAGATCTGAGTCTGATTTCACGAGCGCAGCTAATTGCGTAGCGATGAGAAATAGATTTAACAACATCATTAAAGATCTAAGTTAAAAACCCTAATTAATTTCAAAAATAAATGAAAATAATTTTTTTATATTGAAATAATTTTTCTAATTTAGCAAAAAATAAAATATCAAGATGAGCACATTCAACCTACAGGAAATCATAGACAAGCAAGGTCTCGATGCAAAAGAGATTGCTAAAGAATTATTCCCTACAAATGGCTACCCAGTATTGGCCTTAAAGAGAATCCTCAAAGGTGAGGCATTCCTAGACACTGAACAACTTAGCAAACTATCTGCACTTACAGGCATCACTATTGGGGAACTATATGCAGGAGGTGCTTGGAAAGGTTCCTCTGCTAAGGATGAGTTAATTTTTAAATCAGGCAGATACAAAGCTGTTTTAAATACCGAGACTTGGGTCACTAAGATTTACAAGAACGACTCACTTTTCCACGATAAGGTCATCCACGGGGGCAGCATTGCGCTAAGCAAGTACTTATCATCACTTACCGAAATAATTGATAATCAATAAATATACTTAAAATGAACAAAGTCACAATTAAGGCGTGCATAGATGCGTCCAATCCTGAGCACATGAGTGCTATGATTGTATTCTTAGAAGCGGTCAAAAGACAAAAGGGAAACCTAATCACAGGCACCGATGAGCAAACAATCGCAGCACCTTTGGCGGTTGTCGAAGAGAAAGTCGAACCCGCTAGAAGGAAGAGAACACCAGCTAAGAAAAAAGAAACTCCTGCAGTTGAAAAAGTAGAGGCTCCTGAAAAAGTAGAGGCTCCTGAAAAAGTAGAGACTCCTGCAGTTGAAAAAGTAGAGGCTCCTGAAAAAGTAGAGGCGCCTGAAAAAGTAGAGACTCCTGAAAAAGTAGAGGAAACAACTATCGACCTTGAGGAGATTCGAGCAGCATTATCGCCTAAAGTCCAAGAGAACAGAGATAACATCAAAAGTAAATTAACTAGTTTTGGTGCTCCAAACCTTACACAGTTGGATAAAAAGCATTACAGAGAAATGTTGGACTTCCTTACAGCTTTAAAATAATGGCGGGAGATATTGACCACGGCTCTCGGGCGCATGCATTACTGTCTGCGTCTGGTGCCTCTAGGTGGCTGAATTGTACGCCAAGCCCTAGACTCGAGGAGAGTTTCGAGGAAAAGACCTCACCCTTTGCAGAAGAGGGAACTCTTGCACATGAATTTGCAGAAATCAATTTACAGCTGCAACTTAAGATTATATCAAAAAGAAAATACAACATCTTAGCCAAGCCATTAAAAGCTCACGAGTTTTACTCTGAGGAGATGGAGGAGTATGTGCAGGACCACGTTGACTACGTAAAACAACAGTTTACTGCTGCTAAGCGTAAGACCCAAGGTGCGATACTATCCATCGAGGAAAAGATTGATTTAACCTACTACATCGAGGATGGTTTCGGGACCAATGATGATGTGATAATCGCTGACAATGTTCTGGAAGTGATTGACCTAAAATATGGTAAAGGGGTGCGAGTGGACGCTAAAGAAAACTCTCAGCTCATGTTGTACGGGCTAGGTGCATTAAGACACCACGAGCTGTCCTTTGACATCGACACAGTTAGGTTGACAGTTACTCAGCCAAGACTGAACTCGATATCAACTTGGGAGATTTCAGTCGAAGATTTAAAAGCATGGGGTGAGACAGTAGTTAAGCCTAAAGCCATTGAGGCGTATGCAGGAGATGGTAAACAGGCAGCAGGTGACTGGTGTCGATTCTGTAAAGCTAAGCCAAAATGTAAAGCCTTGGCAGCATTTAGCCTGGAGGCTGTTAAAAGAGATTTTGCTGATGACTTGGAGTGTAAGGTCGAAGATCCGAAACTCTTGACAGATGACGAGCTTATTAAGATTTTTAAAGTAGGCTCACAGATCAAAACTTGGCTTGAGTCACTATCCTCTTACGTATATGAGGAGGCTATAAATGGTAAGAAGTGGCCAGAGCATAAACTAGTACACGGCAGAAGTGTCAGAAAATGGACAGATGCCGAGAAGGTTAAGACCATTTTACTAGAGAATAAATACGAGCTGGACAAGATTACCTCAGCACCTAAATTGTTAGGTATTGGTAAAATTGAGAAACTTGTCACCAAAAAGAAGTTTGGAATTCTACTCGGCAAAGTAGTTGAGAAGCCCGAGGGTAAACCAACACTAGTCCATGAGACTGATAAAAGGCAAGAAATCATCGACAACTCTGTGGAGGATGACTTCGGAAAAGATGATCCAGATGATTTAAGTTAAAATTATTTTTAAAATAAACTTAAAAAATAGTTTTAGTTCGTTAAAAAAGAGTACATTTGAAGTATATTAATAATTAAACAAAAACAGAAAAGATGTCAAAAACGAAAGTAGTAACAGGAAAAGCTAGAATGAGCTATGTCCAAGTGTTCGAAGCCAGAGCAATGGATGACAACCAAACAAAAAAATACAGTGTTGCGTTGTTGATCCCAAAAACAGACACTAAGACTGTCAAGAAAATTGAGGCAGCCATACAAGCTGCACGAGTGGAAGGCCGTGAGAAATACGGGGTTAAATTTCCTATGAAATCCAAAAGCCCTTTAAGAGATGGGGACGAGGAGAAAGAAGGGGACGAAGTGTACGCAGGTTGTTATTTTGTAAATGCAAAAAGCGTGCGCAAACCTAAAGTGGTTGATGCAGACATGAATGAGATCATCGATCCAGAGGAGTTTTACTCAGGATGCTATGGTAGAGCATCAATAAACTTTTACGCTTTTGATGTACCCTCAAATAAAGGTGTCGCTTGCGGGTTGCAGAATCTACAATTTTTAGAAGACGGTGAACGTTTAGGCGGGGGAGGTTCCTCTGTTGAGGCTGACTTCGGAACTGATGATGGAGATGATTTGAGTTAGTAAGATTGAAAAACAGTTAGTGGGTCGTGCTTAGGCACACACTCTGGGGACCAGAGCGAGGCGATATCTGCACCACAAGCCCTTAAATGCGACAAGATGCGGGGCTCACTAATTATTTTTAAAACGGGGGAGAGTACTTAAAAGGTACGCTGATATTTTCAGCAGGTTAAAAATGGTTAGCCATCTAGGTGTTGGTAGGGGTATCAACAGGGGACTAGATTCGGTGGTTCGACTCCATCCTCCTCCACAAAATCGGTTCCACAAATAGCTAGGGAGATAAGCTAAAAGACTCCTGAAAGCGCACGCTAGGGTGTAGAACCGAGCCCTAGTTTTTTAAAAAGAAAAAAAAGCAGTAAGAGGTAACAGTTGGATTCTGTTGCAGGGGGTCGAATCTCCTGTTGGTGTAATGGTAGCACACTTACCTAGAATAAAAGTTCTTTGCTTGAAGATAAACGACAAAGTAGTGCAATGTAAAAGGCGCTTTGAAAAAAATATAACTTAACTTGTCAGACTGTATCAGCAGTTGTGTTTATTGTAGAGATGAGTGTTCGTTGCGTCTGGAAGGGTTGATCTCCTGAATAGCCAGCTCCTCATCCCCTTAACTGAAATTAGGGGCAAAGAACTTTTTTAAAACTTTACCGAGATAGGCTCCTCTCGGACATCAAAAACTACAAGCCAGATTAGGTCTTTTATATTCTGTGAGGGTTCGCCTTCTGAAACAATAAAGCAAGCACCGGCGGTAGGCTACACAACCTCCAAACTAATTATTTGCTTAACGAGACTAAGCCCTCGATAATTTTCTAGGGAATAAAAGTTAATCATTCTCTCCTAACAAGTACAGGCGAACTTGACAGAACCAAAAGTAAAGCGAATTATGTATTTTTCACTGCTCTCGAAAGAGGGTGACACGATGAGGTGAGAAGGCAAGTAGTTTCCATGCTTGAGTAACTATGATTTAACGCCAAGGCGACATACTACTTTACTTTTTGGTTTTAAAATCAAATCAATCAAATCAAAATGAATAAAAAACTACACATCGATATCGAGACTTACTCCTCGATAGATATCAAGACCGCAGGAGCGTACAAGTACATGGAGTCGGTAGATTTCGAGATTCTCATGACAGGGTTTGCTTTCGATGATGAGCCTGTGGAGCTTATAGATATGGCACAAGGCGAACAACTTCCAAAAAGATTTATTGAGGGGCTGAACAACCCAAGTATAGAAAAGCACGCACACAACGCCAATTTTGAACGTAGAGCGTTTATAGTTTATGGCTACGATGTAGACGCAGCTGAATGGAGATGCTCAGCAGTGAAAGCTGCCTATTGTGGTTTACCTTCTTCATTAGATGGAGCTTCCAAAGCTCTGAAATTAGGAGATGATGGAAAGTCTGCAGCGGGTAAAGCCTTGATAAAATTCTTTTCTTGTCCAATAAAAGGAACTAAGAAAAACGATTACAGAGTCAGGAATTTTCCCCACCACGATTTAGAGAAATGGGAGGAGTTCAAACAATACTGTATCCAAGATGTTGAGGCAGAACGAGAAATCGACAATAGACTACTGCAATATGAAATTCCAGAATTCGAGAGACAAAACTACATCCTCGATCAGAAAATAAACGATAAGGGGATTATGACAGATTTAGTCTTGGCACAAAGTGCCTACGATGTAGATATGACATTCACCAACGGCATAAAAGCCGAAGTTAAAAAGATCACAGGGTTAGATAACCCGAACAGCCCCGCCCAGCTTAAGAAATGGCTCAGTGCTAAAATGCGAAAAGAAATTAAAACATTAGCAAAAGATGGTATTGGAGATTTAATTGATGAAGCTGGGCCTGGGGATGTTACAGACGTACTTAACTTTAGGAGGAAACTAGGTAAAACCTCGACAAAAAAATACTTAGCTATGCTAAAATGCACCTGTGATGATGGTCGAGCGCATGGACTTTTACAGTTCTACGGTGCAAGCCGTACGGGTAGATGGGCAGGTAGATTGGTACAGCTCCAAAACTTACCACAGAACCACTTAACAGATTTAGCAGAGGCAAGAACATTGATAAGATCTGGAGACTATGACCACATCTCAATGGTGTATGATGATATCTCCTCAGTACTTTCACAGTTAATCAGGACAGCCTTAGTGGCTAAGCCAAACCACACATTTGCTGTAGCAGATTTCAGTGCCATCGAGGCTCGTGTGATCGCTTGGCTCGCAGGAGAGAAATGGAGAGAGGACGTTTTCAGAAGCCACGGTAAAATATATGAGTCCTCAGCATCCATGATGTTTAACGTACCTATTGAGAAGGTCACCAAAGGCTCAGATTTAAGGGCAAAAGGTAAAGTGGCTGAGTTGGCCTTAGGATATCAGGGGGCAGTTGGAGCGTTGATGCAGATGGGTGGTGAGAAGATGGGACTCTCAGAGATGGAGATGAAAGCCATTGTTACTAAATGGAGAAAGGCAAGTCCTAATATCGTTGCACTTTGGAAAGACATGGAGAACTGTGCAAAAATATCTGTAAGAGGACATAAAAAAGTAATTTCTAAATTCAAGGGCATTGAGTTTGACTGCGATAAAAACGCACTTACTGTTAAGCTTCCCTCAGGTAGAAAATTATTCTATTGGAATCCAGTATTTAAAAAGAATCAATGGGGGAATGATGCCATCGCATACCGTGGGATTGACTCAGTAACTAAACAGTGGCTACATATTGACACCTACGGGGGTAAACTGACTGAGAACATTGTCCAAGCCATTGCACGGGATTTATTAGCTCTATCAATGCTCAACTTAGATGCAAAAGGATATGATATCGTGATGCATGTACATGATGAGGCGGCTTGTGAGATACCTTTTAACGAGCAAACCAACGAGGACACTCTTGAAGATATGTGTAGAATTATGGGGATAGAAGCCCCGTGGGCTAAAGGATTACCTTTGGCAGCTGATGGATATTTAACTCCATTCTATAAAAAAGATTAAATTTTACGTATATTCGTAACCCAAAATCATCAAATCAAAACAATATGGAATTCACAGGACAAGCAGCCATCGACTTTAAAAAGTGGTTTTTAGATGTAAAATGCAAGGACGTAAAAAGGAAAATACCAAAGAAATTAAAGTATCTAGTATTCTTAAGCAGAGACCCTGCGGAGCAGTTCGGGGTGAGACAAGATTGGCTCGACAGTGTGGGGGTAGTTGTTGATGTCCACCCAATACTTGGGTATGATGAGGAGAAGTACACTAACGTTATAAGGTTCTCGTCATTCGCAGTAAAACTAAACAAAGTCTACGAATGGGAGCCTACAGAATCCAAAACACGTCCAGAGGCGAGACTAGCTGTAGTCAAAAAAGCCGATGAACTGTACAACGCTCAAACATCCTCCACAATATGATACATGATGGCACAATAGATATAGCGACAGGAATGAGCGCAGGGTCTAGGGTTTGGAAAAACAAGAGTATCCTTTTCTCAGATTTCGCTAAACGACTTAGCGAGGAGAACAAGACCAACGAAACACATAGGGAATTCATGGCTTGCAATAAGACCGAGCAGACCAAGATAAAAGATGTGGGTGGATACGTTGGAGGATATCTGAGAAATGGGAGGCGAGGCATAAAAAACGTAATCCATAAGCAATTATTAACACTCGACATTGATTTCGCTCATTTGAATTTCTGGGAGGACTTCTGTCTGCAGTTTGGTAACGCAGCGATTCTACATGGTACTCACAAACATTGTGACACCAGCCCAAGATATAGACTTTTAATCCCACTATCGAGAGAAGTCACACCGGATGAGTATGGCGCAATCTCTCGACAAATTGCGGGTACTCTGGGTATCGAGCTATTTGATAACACAACCTTTGAGACTAACAGGCTTATGTTTTGGCAGTCCAACCCAAAAGATATTGATTACTATTACGAGGCGCAAGATGGTCCTTGGGTAGATGCTGACAAGATCCTAGCCTCCTATATAGATTGGAAGGATACAAGCCTATGGCCAACAGCCACCAAGAAACTTGATGAGCTTGCCAACGCTTCAAAAAAGCAAGAGGACCCAAGCCAAAAAAGAGGGATTGTTGGGGCATTCTGTAGATCGTTCACCATAACTGAGGCAATCGCTGAGTTCTTAGGTGAGATGTACATACCAACGGCACATCCTGACAGGTACACCTACACAAAAGGATCTACTGCTGCAGGACTTATCGTTTACGATGATACTTTCGCATACTCTCATCATGGTACAGATCCATGCTCTGGGAAACTATCCAATGTGTTTGACTTAGTTAGGTTGCAAATGTTTGGCCACTTAGATGGGGACACAGCCGTCCAAGGTAAACCTACCAGCTACAAGGCAATGGAGGAGTGGGCTAGAAAAGATAAAATAGTTAAGAAAACAATCGCCTCGGAAAACCTAGCCGATGCAAAGTATGATTTTGCTGACTACGATCCCGAGGAGGAACACAACATCGCAGGAGATCAGGATGATATTGAGTGGATGTCTGAGCTAGATGTCGATGGGAAGGGTATTTATTTATCCTCAGCAACAAATATAAACATAATCTTGGCGAACGACTCTAAGCTAAAAGACGCTTTTAAACAGAACGATTTCGACAATAAAAGGTACGTGTTTAAGACGTTACCTTGGAGGAAAATCGGGAAACCTGAGCCAATAAAAAATGTTGATTACTCAGGTGTACGTAACTACATTGAGTGCATTTATGGTATCTCAGGTACTTTGAAAATCGATGACTCCTTAGCTGTAGAATTAGAAAAGCATTCATTCCACCCTGTAAAGGACTATCTAACCGGATTAAAGTGGGATGGCACGCCTAGAGTGGATACTTTATTGATTGACTATTTAGGAGTTAAGGATGACCTCTACTCACGAGAAGCCATACGAAAATGGACTGTAGGAGCAGTTGCTAGAATCATGACCCCAGGTTGTAAGTTTGACTTAGCCTTGATCATAGTCGGTGCCCAAGGAACTAATAAAAGTAGTTTCCTGAATAAATTAGGTAAGGAGTGGTTCTCTGACACGTTCATGACTGTGCATGGTAAAGAAGCCTTGGAGCAAATCCAAGGAGCTTGGATCATCGAGATGGCAGAACTTGCAGGACTTAAAAAGGCTGAGGTTGAACCTGTGAAACATTTCATATCTAAACAGGAGGACTCTTTTAGACCTGCCTACGCTAGAGCCTCAGAGACATATAAACGACAGTGTGTATTTGGAGGGACTACGAATAAGTACGATTTCTTAAATGACCCAACAGGAGGCAGGAGGTTCCTACCTGTGGATGTTAGACTAGATAAAGCGACCAAAGATGTTTGGGTACACTTAGATGATGAGGTTGACCAGATATGGGCTGAGGCGTTCACACTATTTAAGGCAGGTGAAAAACTCATCCTTAGCGTTGAGGCTGAGAAATTAGCTCGAAACGAACAAGTAAAACACAGTGAAACCGATGAGCGAAAAGGGATTATCGAGGATTTCTTAGACAGAGGGGTTCCTAATAACTGGGATAAAAAAGACATAATGGAGCGCAGGATCTACTTAGATGATACTGAGAAGAAAGGAAAATATACAAGGGATTTCGTTTGCATGGGGGAGATCTGGTGCGAGTGCCTAGGGAAAAACAAGGAGGACATGACTCGATACAATACTCGAGAAATAAATGATATAATGAAAAGTTTAGACGGTTGGGAGTACAACACCTCGACTAAAAAATTCAAGCTTTATGGGAAACAAAAATATTACTCGAGGGAGTACGAGGACCTCTCCTAAGGTGGTGGTCGGCTTATCTATGTCCTACCCAAGCAGAGGACACATCTACAGAGAAGATGGTAGCGAGGTAGGGTTCGATTTCACAGAGGGGAAACTTTCCTCAGAAAAATACAAATTAACTAAACCCGAGATAATGGCTATCAGGAAAAAGATTGCACCGAAGAAGATCGAGAGCGAGAAAAAACTAGAGGATACACTTAATGTAAGGGTTAAAAAAATGGGTGGGTGGTCCATAAAGTTACTATCCACATTCATTAAGGGTATGCCCGACAGGCTGTGTCTAATGCCAGAGGGCAGGATATTCTTTGCAGAAATAAAGACAACCAAGAAAAAACCTACCAAAATGCAACTCCTCATACACAGGAGGATTAGGAAGCTAGGTTTTAAAGTTTACGTAATAGATACAACCCAACAAATAACAGACATACTTAAAACTTATGATACGACTATATAACGGTGACTGTCTCATAGAGAGTGACAAAATAGAAAGTGGAAGCGTTGACTTAATCTTGACAGATTTACCCTATGGAACAATAAAAGGTATGGGAGGAGACATGGAAAAGTACAAACGTCTCAGTAACTCGGATTGGGATAACGTAATAGACACCAATAAAATAATGGAGATTGCAAATAGGATTTTACGTAAAAATGGTAAAATGGTGTTGACCGCAAACCAGCCTTTTACAACTGAACTAATAAGCAAAGCAATACCAAACCTACCCCATAGCTATAACCTGTATTGGGATAAAATGCACTTTGCAAATTGTTTAATAGCGAACAAAGCACCAGTAAGCTATATAGAGGATATTCTAGTATTCAGTAAAAACTACGACCTTGAGGGAACCCATCCATTGCGGGAGTATTTTAAAAAGGTATTCGAATACATAGGAGGGACTAAAAAGTCAATAATTGAGAAAGTAGGGCAAAGAGCTGACCACGTATTTAGGTTTAACAGCTCTCAATTTGACCTATGTACTGAGGAGACCTACCTGAGCATAGCTGCAGAGTTTGACATCATCCTAATGGATGACTTTAAAGAGTTTGACGAACTAAAACAAATAGACAGCACCTTTGCAAGCACCTTTGCAAGCACCTTTAACCTATGGGAAGGCAACAAATATAAGAGTAATATTTTAAAATATAAAAAGGATTACGATGGGTACCACCCTACGCAAAAGCCAGTGCTCCTACTCGAGGACCTAATCAAGACTTACACCAACGAGGGAGATCTAGTGGTAGATTTAACCATGGGCAGCGGTTCGACAATGGTAGCCTGCCAGAATACAGGCAGGAGATGCATAGGCATTGAGATGAGTGAAAAATATTTTAATATCGCATGCGATAGAACACTTTACTAAGAAAATATGAATGAGTCAGATTTACACGACTACCAAAAGGTAGCGATACAGCACATTATGGAGAACACGCATTGTGGGCTGTTCCTTGACATGGGCTTAGGTAAAACTGTATCGACTCTAACAGCCATACAAAAGCTAATCTATGAGGAATTGGACATCGACAATGCTTTAGTGATCGCACCTAAAAGGGTGGCCGAGAGTGTTTGGTCTGCTGAAATTGATAAATGGGATCATTTAAACGACTTAAAAATATCAAAGATAATAGGTACCCCCAAGCAAAGAATGGCAGCACTACGAGTTAAGGCTGACATTTACATGCTTGGTCGGGATAACACAGCGTGGCTGGTTGGCGAGTACGGAGGGAATATGTTGCCTTTTGATATGTTAGTGGTAGATGAGAGCAGTAGCTTTAAGAACCCTAAATCCAATAGGTTCAAGGCGCTTAAGATGGCTCAACCCTCGTTTAAAAGAGTATCTAACCTGACAGGAACCCCCGCACCAAATGGACTAATTGACCTGTGGAGTCAAATCTATCTACTTGACAGAGGTGATCGTTTAGGCAAAACCATAACGAGCTACAGGAGAGAATATTTTAGAGAGGGTCAAACAAATGGGCACATCGTTTATAATTGGAACATCCTAAAAGATGGGGAGTCTAGGATACATGATAAGATTGAGGATATTTGCATGAGCATGAAAGCTGAGGACTACCTTGACCTTGAGGAGCCAATCAACAACATCATAAAAATACAGTTTCCCAAGTCATACAAAAAGCAATACCTAGATTTTGAGAGGGATCAAGTCTTGGAGATGTTTGCCGATGCTGAGGAGATTTCTGCAGTAAACGCTGCAGCACTGTCTACCAAGTTGCAACAGTTTGCCAACGGTGCGATATATGACGAGGATAAAAACTACCACGTTATCCATGACTTAAAACTAGACGTTGTGGATGAGATAGTCGAGGCTGCATCAGGTAAACCTGTACTGATTGCCTACACTTACAAGCATGACCTTGAGCGACTCATGGAGCGATTAAAGAAGTACAACCCAAGGAAACTGAAAACCGACCAAGACATTCAAGATTGGAACGATGGCAAGATCCAGATAATGATCATGCACCCCGCCTCAGGAGGTCACGGACTTAACTTGCAAGACGGTGGGAATAACATCATTTGGTTTGGGCAAAATTGGTCACTAGAGCTGTACCAACAGTTTAATGCAAGGTTAGCCAGACAAGGACAAAAGAACGTGGTTGTTATAAATAGACTAGTCATGGAGGGCACAGTGGATGAGGATATCGTGAAATCTTTAGAACGTAAAGACATCAAACAAGAGGGACTTATGCAGGCAGTTAAGGCAAGGATAGAGAAGTATAAAAAATATTTTTAAATAAACTTAATAAAATGTTTGTATTCTAGTATAAAAGAGTATCTTTGAAAAGAAATAATTATTAATATCAAATCAATAAAAATGAAAACTTTAAAAAAATTAATTTCGCTTATCCTAACTATATCAATCTCAACCACTGTAAACGGTTTTGTTTTTGCAAAACTTTGGCTTTGGTTCGTAGTCCCTACCTTTTTAATTCAAGAGCTTAGACTGGCCGAGGCTATCGGGGTAGTTATGTTGATTGGATTCGCAACGAAACGAAAAATAAAAAAGACTAAGAAAGAAGAAAAGAAGGCAGAGGGCGGTCTTTGGGATTATCTTTTAGAGAGTAGCAAAAACACTATTGCCGTAGCCATAATGTTCTTAACCGTAGGCTATATCGTTAGTCAGTTTATATAAACCTTTTGAGATATGTCGAATTATAGAAAAGGACTCGATCTGTGGGAGGAGTCGGAAACAGTAAGATGCTCACATCTACTTTTTGAGGATTTACAGCAAGAGAGAACAGATATAACTAAATTTATATTCTACATTTTCCTTTTGCAAAACTACAGACATCTGAGAGGTAAATCGAAAGAGGGAAATCTTGGATACAGGTTGAAATACGTACCTGTTAAAAACTAAATAACAATGCACTCAATCATCATACACGACCCTAAAGGAAAAGAAGTACTGAGGGTTGACCAACTTAAAATCAACAGCGAAGAGAAGCTAGAAATACTCTTGAGCTTAATAACTGAATCAAAATGAAACGAGTAATTTTAGAGAGCCCCTATGCGGGTGACGTAGATCGAAACATAGAATATGCTAGAGCATGTGTACGAGACAGCCTCACACGAGGAGAGGCCCCTATTGCTAGTCATTTACTTTATACTCAACTAGGCATATTGCAGGATAGCATACCAGAAGAGAGAAAGTGGGGTATCGATGCAGGGTTAGCTTGGAAGGAAGTGGCTGAACTACATGTATTTTATATCGATTACGGATACAGCAGAGGCATGGAGTACGCTAGGCAATACGCCACAGAAAACAACATACCCACCGAAGAAAGGAAACTCCGTGTTTAAAATCATAGAGACTAAAAAGGCAAGGCTATGCAAGGCATACAGGTGCACGAACGACCACTCCAAAAAGGACAGGTTTTGCTCCAAGCATAGCAAGCGATACCAGAAGGAAAAGAACGAGGTATCCTATGTGTACAACAACGCTAAATCGAACGCAGGTAGGCGAAAAATATTGTTTACCCTTACGTTGGATGAGTTTAAGCTGTTCTGTAAAGAGACCAACTATTTAAACCTCAGAGGCAAAAAGGCTGGCTCAGCCTCCATAGATAGGGTCGACCCATTAAAAGGTTACTCCTACGATAATATACAAATAATGTCACTAGCTGAAAACTCAGCTAAGATGCATAAGGATAACGCAGTACCATTTTAAAAACCAACATAAAAAATAGGAATTATGAAGAAATTTATTTTATTAATATTAATGTTTATTGGATTCGTATCATGTAATGATGTAGAAAAAACAAAAAGACCCAGATTTCAAGTGGTTATGTATAACACCTACTCTACTTGGGACAGAAACATGTCTCATTTTGACTGTGATAGCATTCAATTCATAACCAATAAAGAGGCTTTTATATGGTTAGATGGATCTAAGATGAAGATAATAGCTGGACACAGTATTAAGGTTTGGCGAAACAATTAGACTATAAACATTAGAAACTATGATAGTAAAGATAATAAAAGATGACTCAGAACACGGGTGCGTATTCCCTAACGTCGGGGAGTTTTACAAGGCAAAAGCATATATTTACGATAGTGCTAAAGTCACCCTGCTATATCAGGTAGACCCAAGTAGTTTTAAAAAATTAGCTAAACAACATTGTGACTGCTCAGACTTAGATCCTCTCGTGAACGAATATAGGTGCAACGTGGAGATTATCAACCAATAAAAACCCAACCCAACCCAATAAAATGAACATAGCAATAATAAGAGACGTAAAAACACCAAGTAGAGCCACTGAGAAATCGGCTGGTATTGACTTCTTTATCCCAAATAACTACATCCCTGAGGAGATCCATCCTGGAGAGTCTGTCCTGATCCCTTCGGGAATACGTGCAAGGATACCGAGAGATATGATGCTCATGGCAGCCAACAAGTCAGGAATCAGCGTAAATAAAAGTTTGATCGTAGGTGCTCAGGTGTCCGATGAGGACTACCAAGGAGAGATCCACCTGCACTTAATTAACGTAGGTGATACAATCGTATCAGTTGCACCAGGTGAGAAGGTGGTACAGTTTATCCTCGTGCCTGTGTCCTACGAGAATATATGCGTAGTTGACAACACTCAGTTATTCGCAGGAAGGACAAAAAGAGGAGCTGGGAGCTTTGGTTCCACAGACGATTAAAACTTTTTTTCACTTATTTTTAAAATAAAGTATTGTTTATTGGAATAAAGGTGTATCTTTGAAATATCAAAACAGATATATTATGAAAACTTACTTAATCAACTTAATAACAGAAAAAGGAACAAGCTTAGACCAAGAGATCCAGATAGATGGGCATTTTGGATTAACCTATAGCATGTTAGTTGATTTCATAGAGGCTGCACCTCAGTACCACGCACAAATAAGAGCAACCTTAGTAAAAATAGATTTTTTAAACGGTGATGTATTTCACTATCTTAACCACTTGACGCAAGGGATGGTTAAGTCTTTAGGCTACTAAACAATAACAACCCACGACAAGCCCGCAGCTCTGTACTTATTCAAAGTGAATTTTCCACACAGAGATTGCGGTAATGGGATTAAAAAAGAAATTATGATACATATTTTAGAGATCGGAAACGACCCAGATGGTTTCGAACAGTTCGAGGAAGAAGTTTTAAAACAAATAGGAACCCCTTTCGACACTGTTGAAAAAGAGATGGTCTTACTCACATCAAAAAGAGACGTAACGACCTACTCTTGGAAAAAGTTCGAGATAGTGAATAATTGGGGTGTTTATTCTATGAAGTCTATCCCTGAGAAAACGCTAACGGAAATCACCCTCAAAGTAACCCTTGAAAACGGTAAGTGGCTAGTAAATGATAAGACCACGGACAACCTGTCAAGCCTTGAGCTTAGGTTCTTAAACATGTTTTTTGCTGAAATGAAAAACCTACACCATGACTAAAATAACAGAGGCAGACCGAATACCTGAGGATTTCCTTATCGGTCAAACTTATACAATCGGAGGATATAACCACTACAGCACGTGGGTGCTTAAAAAGATGGTGTGGCCATTCGCCTACCTAGAGACCACCAAGTCAGGCAAAAAGATGGAAACCCATCAGGCCAACCTGAGACTTACTCCTGCAGATGCATTGGTGGTGGCTAAGCTGAGAACTGTTCAAGTTGATGCCCCTATCCAAGAGTACGCAGCTAGGTCGGGGTCTAGTTTGAGAATTTTACAAAGGCATGCAATAGATATAAAGGAGCTAAAAGCTGAGGATTTCAAGATCACCGTAGGGGGTAAACAAGTAGGAGTCACCAAGGCTGAGTACGACCCGTCCCGAGGAGGGTATATCGTTAACTGGAAAGATTAGAAACCATGTACGTACTGAAAACTGAAATATACAGCACAAAAGCAAAAGTAACCTCGAAATTCGAAGGATTTAAGGAGGCACTAGAAGCGGCTGAGCACACCATAAAAGTACTTGGCTCAGTAATACCTTTAACTAGGCACTCATCCTGTACGGCCCCTATTCAACATTGCGGGTATTTTGCTGACTCATACAACGAGGCGTTTGTATCTATTACCTCGGTTAAACCTTAAAAACTATGTCACACACCATCGAAAAATACACTTTGAAAAAAGTAGGTAAAAAGCAGTACTTGGTCCAAGCCAAAATAATTAAAAGGAATTGGTTCGGGTGCATAACTCAGATGTTTACTGAGACCTTAAATGGCCACTACTTATGCAAGCATCAGTTTTCTTACTCAAGAAGGAGGCAACCTCCTAGCCAAGCGCCTACGCCTAAAGAGAAGGCAAAAATAACAGTTGAAATTTTAAACTCATTAATATAATGGAAGCAATAATCAAATTTTTCGGACAAGACGCAAAAGTCAACTGTGACGAGAACTGCTACAAAGCCTTCGGTTCAGGGGCAAGACTTAAACGAGGTAATCTCGATGACTGGGAGTACTTTGCCGACTCTGAGCTAGGTATCGCTCAGGTGAACCCAGGGACATCTGAGGGCGGGGACTTTAAACCCGTAGACAAATTAGACATACCAAATAAATGGTGCGTTAGGGCCTGCGAGAGATGCAATATGTCAAACCCAGGAGAGGCACACTTGCCTTTAGAGGTACTGACTTTTGGGGGCGGCGTGGACGAATTCTTAAAAGGGGTTGAACTAGAATAAAACATTTTTTCATATTTTTTATATAAAAACTTTCGTATTCAATATAATTGTGTATCTTTACAGTATCAAAACAGATATATTATGACAATCCAAGACATTTTAACAGAAGCAGGACACAGCGGGCAGTATGACAACAGAAACCGTGCAGTTAAGCAATTAAACGCTCTTTTAAAGAATAATACGGTTAAGATTATATTAGTGCCTACTGGTTTTATAAGACAAACCAAAAACGGTTTTAAATGGAATATTAGGGTATCTGGTTTCGGTAAAGCTACACAGTTTAAAATGCCCAACGGTTCTACGGTTGAGCCAATCGACGTTTTGACTACGGTCGGCAGGTTCCTTTCTAGGGATGACGTAAAAGAGTTATCGAAAGCAGAAATTAAGATGCCTGTTAAATGTGCAAAGTGTAACGGTACAGGGTATTTGCCTCAGTTTGCTTGGTATGCTCAGGGTGTTTGCTTTGACTGTTTAGGTTCTGGATTCACCTCTTTAGAGGTTTCTGTTGAAATAAACAAAAAGCTTAGCCCTGCGGAATTAATTAGAGAATTTAGAGAACATAAAGACCAACCGAGCTTTAAGGGGCTTACTAAGGTTAGGAGTCTAAAAAATGAGTCACACTTAACGGCGGCACACTGGTTGTTTGAGGATAAAGATTTTTACTACATAGGGCAACCGATGTGCCAAAACGAAACAGCATTTAAGGTATGTAAAACAAAATTTGAAGATTTTAAAAAGAACTATAACAAATCCCACTTTCCAAGAATGATGGGGGTAATATAATAAGTTAATAACAACCCACGAAAAACCCACGACGCTGCACTTATAATTGTTTGAATTGATTAGCAGTGATCGTGGTAAGGGTTAAAACCTAGAAACTATGGAAAATATACCGATGTTAACCGAAAATGCAAGACTCCCAGAAATAGTGGTGTTTTTTGCAATGAGTGTTGTTTTTGCGGGTTTGTTCCTATGGATTATCACAGGCAACAATAAAAGACTAGCCAAGGAGGCTGCTGAGGATGTTAAGGAGTATATGGATGAGGTTGATAAACCAAAAAGTAAATACGGAACCATGGCTGAAATCCGTAAAAGTATTAGATTTTTAGAGACTAAACAGATGCGAGCTACTGAGGATAAGGATTTCGATAAAGAATGGTCTATTGGATGTGATATTCAGAAACTACGAGAGGAACTGACTTCGCTTGAAGTAAACCAGGGTTACAAAGATGAGGCAGACAGCCCCATAAGGGATGTCGATGGATTGACCGAAGAGGATAGAGAGCTACGTAAACGAATAAGCCCACGCCTCGAAGACCACAGCAGGGATTCATTTGAGTACTACATATCTAGAGAAGGAGATAAACACAGAATAAACCCTCCAGGAGATTGGAAAAGTCACCGAGAAGGTCACGTACATTTAGATTTCAACCCAAAAGCAGCCACTTGGGTCAAGGACATGTATGCAGAAGAGCACATCTTAGACAAGATAAACCGATTACATAGGGAAATGCAAGAGTGCCTACCTGTCGAGAACTACGAGAGGATGGCCGTGATTAAAAAGGAACTAAATGAGCTTTACGAAGCCAAACCACCTAAAGATTTTAAATTTTAGAACTTATGAGCTCAAACAACTTAAAAAAGTCAGCACGTCAAAAAAGAGAGCCAGCCTATGAAAAATGGGTGAATGACTACATAGAATTAGAGGCAGCCCTAGAAGCTGACCAGAAACAGAAAGAAATTAATTCCCTGTACGGGGGTAACCTTTAGAACCTATGACTATAAAAGCCTTCAAGAGTTTCTTATGGAGAAACGCAATCACTATCATTACATCTATAATCGCAGTGCTAGCAATCAGCTACGGCATAGCCATACAAATCTTTAAAATAATCAACACAGATGCTTAACCACGAAGATAACTACAGCAGGATGAACAATGTCATCTATAAGAATGGCACGCCTATCCTATATATGCACGGCAGTAAACCTGACCTGAGATCCATGGACATGAGCCAAGTTAACTACCTGAACCGATACCTTGCTCAGAGTACAGCTTTGTTCAACGTGATCCCAGAGAGCACCAAGGACAGCATTGTTAAGATGTTCTTTGATTTAGAGACTACCGGACTTAAGACGAATAAACATGGAGTACACCAGATTTCTGGATACATCGAAGTGGATGACATCATAGTCGAGCGATTTGACTTTCGAGTACGCCCAAACCCTAAGGCGAAGATCGAACAGGAAGCCATGGACATTGGTGGAGTAACTGAGCAGCAGATCTTAGCCTACCCAGCAATGGGTGCGATATACAGAGACATGTTGGATCTACTAGGTAGACACGTCAATAGATATGAGAAAAAGGATAAGATGTGGCTAGTTGGGTTCAATAACCGATCTTTTGACGATCAGTTTTTCAGAGCTTGGTTTATTCAGAATGGAGATGACTTTTTTGGCTCTTGGTTCTGGTCCGACTCGCTTGACGTGATTGTCTTGGCCTCTCAGTATTTACTGAAAAGGAGAGCCAAGATGCCAAACTTTAAACTTATGAGCGTAGCCAAGGAGCTAGGCATCGAGGTTGATGAGACTAAGCTGCACGACTCCTCGTATGATGTTTACCTTACTAGGAAAATATACAGGATCGTGACACACTTAGAGATGGAACCGAGTGACGAACTTTACTAAAATAAAGAGAAAATATGATACAGTTATATAAAGGGGACTGCCTCGTAGAGAGCGACAAAATAGAAAGTGGCAGCATTGATGCCATCATAGCAGACCCACCCTACGGCACAACAGCCTGTAAGTGGGACAGTGTTATTCCTTTTGACTTAATGTGGGAACAGCTGAACAGGATCATAAAACCAAACGGTGCAATCGTTTTGTTTGGCTCTGAGCCGTTTAGTAGTGCTTTAAGGATGAGCAATATTAAGAATTATAAATATGATTGGGTGTGGATGAAAAGACCCGTAAACTTCCTCAATGCAAAGAGGCAGCCCTTACGGAAAACTGAGAGAATAAGCGTTTTTAATGTAAAAGCCTACAACCCGCAGGGGCTAATTAAAAAGACAAGGATAAACAAGCGTAGCAACTCGACAGAAACGAATGGAGCTCACGGAAAGGAGAACATATCCCATTACACAAACTACCCTACGGATGTCCTTGAGTTCATAGGTGAGAGAGGCCTACACCCCACACAAAAACCAACTGCTTTGATGGAGTATTTAATTAAAACATACACCAACGAGAACGAAACTGTTTTAGATTTTACTATGGGCAGTGGGTCGACTGGAGTAGCTTGTGTAAACACTAATCGTAATTTTATAGGGATCGAGATGGATGATAAGTATTTTGGAATAGCTCAGGACAGGATATTCGATTTTAAAAACGATGAGCTTTATTAACATAAAAACTTTATTTCACATATTTTATATAAAAACTTTCATATTAAATAAAAATAGTATATCTTTGGAATACTAAAACGGTACGATTTTAGCTTATAAGGAGTAGGGTACCAGATTTAAGTCCCCGAAACACTATCTAAATTTATGTATTATGAAAGCAAAATTAACAATTTTAAGAGCAACATTCAACAAGACCAATGTATTTGGTAAAACCTACATCGTAGTGACCGCACTCCTAGCAACTGTGTTGGCTGTACTTTGCATAGCAATAATTTTAAACAACGTGAACTAATGAGAACATACGGAATACACTATTTGGAGCGAGGCATAGCCTGCGAGGTGACGTATGATTGCCCAAGCATACTATTAGCCATTGGGCAATTTGTCGAGGATAATGGAGACCTCAGGGGTATTGTTTCAGTAACTCACATAAACTAAAAAATCTTTAAACGATATGAAACAAGCATTTGTATTTTACGCATGGTTCAAAGGCAATGCCCCCGAACCTTTTATCGCAAGAGTATTGGATAATACGTCGAACCCTAACTCATGGAGAATAGACAACCATGATAAAACATATATGTTTGCCTTAAAAAATACGTATATAAAGGAGGCAACGCATGAGGAGATAACTGCTCATGTCAATCGTAAATCTAAAAAATAACTATGGCTAAGCAAGACAAATTGAACGATCTCATATTCGCATGGATATGTGACCCCGCTGCATTCCTTAACAACGAGGATGCGTGCAAACAGCAAATCGCTGATTTCTTTGAGAGTAAAAAGACTCCTTATAAGGATGACAACGATCAGGATATTTCTGGGGGGACACTTTTAAAGATAAGTGCAAACCCCCATTTTGGTAAGTTCACTGTGAAATTTGGAGAGTATAACCAACAGAACCCATCTCGAAATGGTAGGCAAAAGCTACACTGTGGGTGGTATCTATGCAACGGGAAGCGACAAACGTCCTTGGCCGATGTGATGCACCAGCCAACAGGGTTTGGCTCATCTAAACACTCAATTCTAATAGTTAAAGCTAAGAAATAATGAGACTAAACCATAAGAAGATAGTGCAGGACTACAACAAACTTATAGCTATGTACGAAGTGCCCGAGGATCTGACAGGAGGGATGGTGATTGAGGAGCACTTAATGGAGGCGGTAGAAAAAGGCACCAAAACAGCTTGCGCAAGAGCAGTGCTTAGTATTATTGAGTATGGTTTTCAACACGGTGACGGGGTCTACAGATACCAAGATAGGGGCAGTTACTCCGAAGTGAACGCAGATGATTGTGAGTACATAAATTATATGTATGAAACTTACATATTACAAATCTAAATAACTGAGTTATGGTAAAACAAACAGCCAGAGAGTTGGCACAAAAGGCCTTAGACAAGGCGAAAAAGCAAGAGAAACAATCAGGTAAGAAAGCCCGACTGGCTAAACCAGGCGAGGGTATGTACAATCCTGATAAATGGCAATAGTATGAATACTTTAGAACTTATAAAAGACGCAGCCCTGCATGGTGGGACCGTACCGAGTGAAAGGGCCGAAGAGGTTAGGGGATTTTTAGCTGAGGTTAAAAAGACTAGGGACTTTTTAGGTATTGATAAAAAGGAGCAGCCCGATGTAGACCTAGAAAAGCAAGCCCTAGAGGCAACCGCAACGCTGTGGAACATCTTGATCCTACTCAAGGAGGTACACCCTGATGACATGACTGAGCACAAAAGGGATATACATAATATCCAAAATCGGATCATGGCGAGAAATCACCCATCACAAAAATGGAGCAAAGATGGCAACTAGAATTTTTGATAGTAAAACATGGCGAAAAATAGGCCAACCTGATCTAGGAAGTAAGATGTTTTATATAAATGGAGAGACAGGCAAAAAGGTGTGGGGCAGCGTTACCGAGGTGAATTTCGGGCACAAAAGAGGGATTAAACTGAAAATAAAGCCTTTTAAGTAGGTTTTTCTTTGGTCGTTTTAGGTCATATCTTGGTCACTTTAGTACATATTTAGGTCGTTTTAGGGCTTATCTTGGTCAAAAGGTGACCTAAGTTGAGGTAAAAAAGTATCACTTTTAGGGTAATTTAGTACTAATTTCAATTTATTTCACTTTTATTTTTACCTCTTTTTTATGTCATTTTTGACTGAAAAGGGAAACAATGATTTCCAAAATACTTATTTTTCCTTAAAAACATTTTTGGGGATTTTAAAAATCACAACTTTTTGAAAAAGTGAGAAATCACGATATTTTAGGAAACCCAATAAAAAACAACTCATGCCGTAAAACGTCTGTACATACCTATGCCACTGGTCGGAGGGCACATTTTAAGTTTTAAAAAAGGAAACAAAGAGAAACAATAAGAAACAATGATTGTTTCCACCAAAAACTCAGTGGTGGCGAGGTTTGGCAGGGTGGGGAAACAAAGAAACAATAAATATAGTAAAAGACTTTAATTAGTAAATATAGAAATATAACTACTAACGGTATATAAAACGGGTAAACGCATAAAACGCGCTATAAGGTTACAGAGGCTTTTTTATTGTTTCTTTGTTTCCTTTGCCCAAAAACCTAGTGGTGGCACGGGCTGTAGCGGAAACAATGATTGTTTCTTATTGTTTCTCTTTGTTTCCCTCCCTTTTTCTTGTTTTAGGTGATTTTAGGTACTTTTTAGAGGTGACCTAAATCTTGGTCGTTTCTTGGTCAAATATAAATTTAGTATATTTGGTGCATGAAAGGTGACTTAACACATAGACAGGAGAATTTTGCACAAAGCTATGCTAGGCATCTTTGTGCATCTGATGCGTATAGAGCGTCATACTCTTACAAGAACATGAAAAAAGCAACTGTGAACAGGAGAGCCATCGAAGTTTTACAGACTCCAAAAGTGGCGGCTAGAATAAAGCAATTGAAGAACTTAGTGGCTGCTGTAGCCACAGAGAGGTTCAAAGTTGACGCAGGGGAATTGCTGAGGCACCTCGATATCCTACGAAAAAGCAATATAAAAGAATACGTGGAAATCGTTGAAAATAAAATAAATGTTGGTTTTGATGATGAGGAGATGCAAGATATTTATGCAACAAACTTGGAACTTAGGTGGAAACCTTTCTCCAGGTTGACAGAGGAGCAAACAATGTGTATTGAGTCAATCAAGGAGACAAAGTATGGCATCGAGTTGAAACTGCATGGCAAAGATTGGACCATCGAGAAGATAGCCAAACACACAGGTTTCTACGAAAAAGACAATAAGCAAAAAGTAGCTCCTATCGAATACAAGAACGTATCCAAGCGATTCCCAGACGAATAGATGATTTTTCGTACCTCCACATACTACCTAGTCAAGAGGATGACAAAGAAGATCAAGCTCATCCAAGGAGGCCAAGGTGCGGGTAAAAACGTAACCATGGCTCAGATACTTATTGAAAAAGGACACGAGAAAAAGCAGCTAATTACAGTGATGACTGACACTTATGCCAACCTTAAGGATGGTGCAATTAATGACTTTAAAAACCAATTTGAGGCATCAGGCTTGGACTGGAAATCAGCATACAATAAAACAGACAGTGAACTAATTGTCGGGGAGTCAACCATCCAATTCCGTTATATTTCAGATAATAAAGAGGGCGCAGGTAAGTCCAAAAGGCGTGATATTCTCTACATCAATGAGGGAAATAAGATTGGCTGGGCGGTTGCATCCACATACATTGGGCGTACACATGGGGATGTCTATATCGACTATAACCCTGATTTCGAATTCTGGGCACATGTTGAGATACCTAAGTTGAGGAACAGACAAGGTGAACAGATATACGAACAGATAATCGTTACCTACATCGACAACGAGAAATGTCCGGATGCTGAGGTCGACTACATCGAGAGTAGGCGTGATAATGTTGAATGGTTCAGAGTTTATGGTGAGGGTAAAACAGGTACGTACTCCGACAGGCGTGTGTACTCATCGTTTACAATCATTGAAGATGATGCCATACCTCAACAGGCAAAAAGAATCCCCTCAGGGATGGATTTCGGGCAAAGCCCAGATCCTACTTGTAAAGTTGACATGTACGTGGATGGTCCAAACGTTTACATTGATGAGGAGTTCTGTGAAAACAACCTTATGCCTGAGAAGATCAAAGGGGCTGAGCGTGACTCCATTGTGGATCGAATGAATGAGTTAGCTGTTAAATTTGCCAAGAGCCAACTCATGGAAGAGGTCCTACCTAATTCGGATGATTTCTATTACGACAAAATCAAAGACTATAATTACACCGACTTGGAGCTTAGGGTCTTAACCTATGTTAGCCAATACAAGAACTGGATGGTTATCGGGGACAGCTCAGGAGCAACTGAGCTCAGGGACATGTATAAACACGGTTTCAATGTTCGAGGAGTGAGTAAACCTGCAGGCAGTCAAGCCATAGGGATCAAACGACTTAAGAGTTATAATATCTTCATAACTAAGCGAAGCACCAACCTTAAGAAAGGGCTAGAGAGCTGGTTCTGGAAAGTAGACAAGAATGGTAAGATCGTACCTGAGCCACAAGGCCACGAGCCCGATACTTTGGCAGCTGCTAGGTACGTCATGTTTGCCAAAGAGGTTTGGTAGAATAAAATTATTTTCGCTTTTTATTAAAATAATGTTTGGTATATTGAAATAAAAGATTATCTTTGATGTAATCAAAACGATATAGCCATGACAACTTCAACTCAAATACTAAACAACACTAAACAAGACTTTACAGCCATAATCTCTTCAGTGAAATTCACAGACATATCTCTAAACTTAGGAACAAATACTTTCGATGGAACAACTTACTACGAGATAGAAAACTGTGACGGTATATTTTTCACGAGTAAAAAGGAAGCGATTTTAAATGCTAAGCGAATGATAAACCAACAAGTTTCAGATAGAGAATTCGATTTAGAAAACTAAAAATAAACAGGGGGAATAAAAACCCCCTTTAAAATCAATACCATGAAAAGATTTAAAGTCACAGAAGACGATAACGAGGTCGCTAGTTTTAACTCACTAAAGGAGGCAGTTAATTGGCTTAAGCAACAAGATCTAGAGTCTCACAGTTACTACGTAGGGTGCGCTATAGATGACGTAGAGGTCCACTCCGATGACATATTAGATGCATTTGAGAACGGGGAGAGTCCTGAGGACCTACAATTTTTCTAAACCACTAAACCATGACACCTCAACAAGAGTATATCATAGAAGCATGCATCTCCTCTGGGCGCTATTTAAACCCAACGGATGTGGCAATCAAGCTATCCGATGAGGATATCCTAAAGATCGAGAAAGTGTTGTATAACTACGATGATGCCACCGCAAAGATTAAAATCAGGAAAATAATCAAAGAATCTCAATTATGAAAGTATTACTAAAAGAACTCGAGAGTAGGCTGGAGTACTTAAAAAGTGTTGAGCAGACGCAGCAAACAGTCGGCAGGATTAAAGAGTGTAAGCTATCAATGGTTAGGACTCAGCAGTTACTCTTGGATAAAAGGCTAATAGACATAAGCATGAAAAAGTTAACCAAAAAGCAACTACGAGTATTTGAAAACATACGTACTGGGGTAGAGATTATCACAGTAGGGTACGCATTTATCTTCCTAATACAGATGGGTGCGCTTGCGCTAACTGGGCAATGTAACTTTTTTGATGGGTTCGACAGCGGACTAAAGATAGTGATATCGCTATGCGCCTGTTCTGCCTTGTTGGATCACTTAGTGTATAAACAATCTCAATTATGAGCATACTAAACGTACTAAATATAGCAGGTCCACCTAATGCAAGACCTGCAACGCCCAAAAGACCTACATACAAAGTCTACACCTACGAGGTGACATACATCAAAGCCATTGAAGAGGATGCGGTCATCATGGTAAGAGCTAACGATGCAGACCAAGCACTGCGACGTGCAGCCTTGCACTGCTACACAGGCTCTAATTTTAGAAACCCAGTAAAGACTAATAAGCAATATATTTCACCAACATTACAAAGATAAAGCATTATGGAAAAAATTGAAATCGGTGATAGTGTTATCGCATTATCATCCAACCCAGACAGTTACGCCCAAGTAAGAACTAAAGGCAAGATATATGAAGTACAGGCTATCAGATACTGCACAAAGTGTGGGATACAAGTGTTAAATATTGGTCCAACAACTGATATCGGTATAGAATCGCAGTGCATGTGTATGCATGTCGCCCCTAGTGGAGGGCTTTGGTGGACAATTTCCACAGAGTTTAGGAAACTAACAAACGACAGCTTAGAAGCGATAGAATCTGAGGCAGTAGAAAACGAGGATTACGAATTGGCGGGCATAGCCCGTGATTTGCAAAAAGCATAAACCATGACAGAAGATCAAAACAAACAGATGGAGGCAGCCTATCAAAAAGAACTAGCCGAGGGAACAATCACCAACCTAGACGGGTCGGTAGGTTTCAAATTGGGCTACTTAGCTTCGCTAGGAACCTCAACTGAAAAGAAGGAACCCTGTGCCAAGTGTGGAGGGGTTTTAAGAGCAACAGATTTCAAACGGGTGGGACTAAAGATCAATTGGAGTGATCACGACAGCATAAGTAATTTGCATGAGTTCACGATAAACAATGACCGATTCACAAGCGATCAGATAAACAAGCAGTGCCTGGTCATAACGTGTGGGTGTTGTGGGCACAAGAAAGCCACCGAAATCAAAGAGTCATGCACCTAAACTTAAAAATAACCTCAGCAGAGGCATATTTCGGACAACAGGGCACAGATATAGCAAAAGTGCCAGAGGATCAAGTAGAGGCCTTAAAAAAGGTATTGGCAGCAGAGTTGAGCTGGTATGCACTTATGCACATCAGTGGGTTATGCCAGTCAATAGCTGACATAGCAGAGGGAACGTTCAAGGCGCTAAGAGAGGAATACGAGTTAATGTGGGAGCCTTATCAAAGCTATCTAGGATACTAAAATAAAAATATAACGATGAAAACATTAAAATTTAAAGAAGGCGATGAGGTAGAGAGTACACATGACGAAACAGGGCTTAAAGGCAAGATAACCGAAGCCGTTGAGGGACTAAAATGCCCATACAGAGTGGATTGGCCAGGAGGTTCACACACTTGGCAAAAAGATGAGGACCTAAAGCTGATTGAGACAAAAAAGAAAGCTACATCTAAGTTCAGTAAAATACTGTCGAGGATAGTAATCCACACAACCGTGATTTATTTCATGTGGAACCTCACCTTGCCTGAGATCGCAAACCTAAACGAGATAACGTTTATGCAGTCAATAGCTTTGTATTTTCTAGCTAGGGCGCTTAACCCACCAAGATTAAAATAAATTTAACTATATTTACATTTTAATATTAAAAACCAATTAAATTATGAAGAGACTATTTTTCTTATTTGCATTTGTGTTCTTGATGTTCTCAACCGTAGAGGTACAAGCTGCCTCCTGCGATGATGATGTCGGAGTCACAACAATCGAAAGTATAAGCGTAACTATTGATTTAGTTGCAACTCAGGCCACGCTTTTTAGCCAAGCTAAGGAGATACTTGCCACGAGTAAAAAGGTTGAGGTTTTAGGCAGTGAGGATAACTATTTCGGTACCGTGTTCATAGCGACATACAAATCTACAAAACACGAAGATGACCGAAATTCTTACTTTAAGTCCTATTTGACCGATAGCATGGGCAAAGTGACAACTATCAACTTAAGTAAGCTGCAAGATCAAAATAATACATACTACATGTCATATTTACGAAATTGTTAAACTACATACTGATAAAATATATTAAAAGCTCTTTATTCATTTAAAGAGCTTTTCTGTTGTATAAAACTTTTTTACTTATTTTACATAAAAAACTTTCGTATGTCAGAATAAAAGAATACTTTAGCACCATCAAAACAAAAATATCATGAAAAAACAGGACTACTTTGACTGGGTGCTCGAGAATTATTTCAGGATGGTGTACACCAAAAGATACGCAAGCAAGCAGGACGGCTCAGGAGGCTACAGCTCCAAGGAGTTGAGACAACTCTACAAGACTAGGCACAGCCGTGCTGAGGTCGAAACCAAAAAGGTAGGGACTTTCTTCGAGTTTTGGTCCAGCGATACCACAGATCGCACCTTCGACCAATTAGCAAAAATCTACTCTAAACTTAAATAAGTCATGAAAATCAATCAAGAAATTACCACGGAACAGCAAAGGTTGGACCTAATCAAAGAACTACAAAACCTAGAAATTAAAAAAGGTTTATCGAAAAGCTGGACTGATCTGGGTGGCATCAAGGGATACTATCTTACCGATCTAAGCGACATCCAAGAGGAAGCCTCAAGCTCAGCAATGATGACGGATAGAAACATTTTCGCCACAAAAGAACAAGCAGAGTCCTCACGAGCCTACGCTATGCTCACCCAACTAATGAAAGAGGCAAACGGTGACTGGGTTGCTGATTGGAGAGACGGGGATCAGGCTAAATATGTCTTAGTTGCTAAAGAGGACACTTTAGAGAGCCCAATGCACCTTTACACGCAGGAGTTCATCGCTCTAAAATCTGATGCGATACTAGAGGAGTTCCTAGCAAACCACGAAGATTTAATAAAAACATTTTACCAAATCAAATAAATCATGAGAAAAACAACTATCATTACAGGAGGGCAAGGTACCGGAAAATCGATGCTAGCCCGCAAAATACTAAAAGGTGAACAAAAACCATTCGTTGAGGTGGTGTGCTTAGATACTTTTAAATCTAACATTAGAGATTTTGGGAGCCGAGTAAACTACCTAGTGGATGGAGTCTGCGGAGAAGCGGAACTGATAAGAGTTCTTGTGGCAGCAAAAAAGATATCCAGTAGCGCCCCCATAGATTTTAACGCAGTGGTGTGTATCCAAGAATTGTCCGATAAGTTTATCTCGGATAATCTAGAACAATTAAGAGCCATCACCATAATTCGAACAATCAAATACTAAATAAATCATGATAGTTACTAAAAAACACAAGTTGTACGTTAGAGACCACAAAGGGGTACTCAGAAACCTTTATAAAACTGCACCAGGCACCTATTTAGAGGTAATTCTAGCCTTTATCGAAGGAGACAGCAACAAAGTATATTCAGTCCTGAACAAAGAGGCTAAAGTCAGGAAAGACTTCAAGCCTGTTCCCGTTAGAATTGATGAGGTTTACAGGGATGAGTTTAAAAAGTTACTCAGAGAAGTACATGGAGCTGATACCTATGATTTTAAAAAGGGGAAGATCGTTGTATCTTATAACGGATCTTGGCAACCCTTGGCTGAGCTTTCACTTGAGGGGGTTAAATCAGGAGATGTGGCCCTCGAAAAAGGGAGTAAGTTTGATGAGGTACCTCAGCCAACTAAAAAGCAAGAGACCTTGATCGCCATCATTGCAAAAAATATCGAAACGTTCAGAAAGTGGGCAAAAGAAAATGAGTTATACATCTCAAACAACTGTGCTTATGCAGAGGATAAAAACTTCAAGTATGTACCTGTTCACGAAAAAGAGGACACCACAGGTAAAAGGTTTGACTACTATGAAGTGATCGAGGACTGGGATGGAGCAGCTGAACTAATCGGAATTGTTGAAACAAGACTAAAAAAGGATTAATTATGAATGCAAGCGAATATTTAAGAAACAAAGGCATCAAGGATGAATACGTAACAGTAGGAGGTATGGCGCATGGGTGCCTATCAAAGCTATTGGTGAAATACTCAGACCTAAGAATGAGAGGGTATTCTGAGAGCAGGAAGCCTGAAAAAGAGGAAGCCAACAGCGAGGATACTAGAAGTATCAAACAAAATGAATTCATGGACATGTTGACGACAGGCAGCGGGAAATTCGAGGCAGGAGAAGTCTGCCCACTCATGTCTCAGGCGGGGGAGTTAGGTCTCCACCTTCGTTTCGGTCATCTGCGACCTGGTTGGTTCAGATTAGTAGAGATTAACCGCAAACACCTAAAAGAGGATACCGAGACTCAAGCACCTCAACCTAAGCCATTCCAAATCTCAGAAGAGAACTTTCTCAATAAGGAATACTGTGACACGCTCAGGTTCGTGATTGTAAAAAGCGCCATAGGTGTAGCGGAGGCAGCCCTATTGTTGGAAGGGTCGAAGGATTTGTCCCGAGATGCTGCCGTAAGCATGAAATTAAGAGATGCAGGTATCTCGAGCCGTGAGGTGTTGCATACGATTAGAATATTAAACTCTTAGGCATGACAGTAGATTTATTTAATGTATTAGAGGCATTAATAGGCTCATTGGTAGTGGCCATAGTATTGCTCGGTGTAGTTTTAGTAATCATAGCAGGCCCTACGGATACGAATCAAGATAGGGTGATCAAAGAGGTAAACGAAAACAATGTGAAAATACTGGAAATCGTGGATAGGGCAAACAAGATAGGCTCAAAAGGAATACCTCCACCACCTAAGCCACCACTTAGTAGAGTCATAAACGACTCATTGAGTGGAACGTGTGGAAAATGCAACAGCTCAACCATTAAGAGGTTTTTCATATTTGGAAAATCAATAGGCTGTATTCAGGATGAGTGTACCAATTACTATAAAAACAGATAATTATGAAAGACCTAACTGAGAAATTAGAAGCTCTTGGCTTTACTTTCCCTCAAGGAGAGTTTTGCACAAAAGGAAAAATGACTGTTATATTAGGTTGTTTCCCTTACATATTTGAGACGGGGGAAAACGAGTCTTTCTTGTTTGAGACTTACGAAGAGTTCCACACCCACTACACTGAACGGATGCGCCTGAACGCACCTAAAAACAAAAAAGCATTTTTAGGATTAATAATAGGCATAACTGCACTAGCCTTGTCATTTATTTGGTTCGGGTGGAAACTACCGTTTGTGTTGATCCTCGCTCTTTGGGGTAATAATTTAGAAAGAAGTAGTCAAAAACTAAGATAACCTATGGAAGCACAGGAAGCAGTAACACAACTATGTATAATTTTACTAGGCTGGGGAGCAATCCTCCTCCTAGTAAAATTATTGATTAAGCTAAACAGGAGTAAGAAAACCCTGCAGGGGGAACTGGATGACCTAAGCACCGCAACCAATAATCTCAAAGCTGAGGTTAAAAAAGCAATAAAACTTATTATGAAAAGACTAGATAAAATATTCGCAGGGGTGAGACTAGATAAAATATTCGCAGTGTTAAGCCTCATATTACTGGCTCTGGCGGTTGCCTTCATCTCTATCTCGCTTATGCCTGTGAAGCAGACGACACCTTATGCTGAATCTATTGAACATCTACACCACGTAATGGTGGGGGTGGCAGCTGTGCAATTCTTAGTAGGATTAACTTTAATATTACAACCAAGCAGACAATCATGATAGCATTCCTAGACATAGAAACGGGTGGATTCTCCAAGACAAAGAACGGAGTCTGTGAGATCGCTTTTATAGCAGTGGACAACAACCTCAACATAACTGATACTTATCATGTTTTTATAAAGCCCTACCTTAGAGAAAACTCAAACGAGTTGGTCTCCTACAAAGAGGACGCTATGAAAGTAAACTGTTTAACTGTTGAGTTCTTGGAAAAAGAAGGGACCCCTGTTAAGGTAGCCATGGACAGGCTTGTCAAGTTCCTACTTAAGAATAACATCACTACGTTGATTGGCCACAATTCTAAGGCATTCGATGTGCCAAGAGTAGAACATCTGCTCAATAGGTTTGCTGATGCATCCATCAGGACTTTAAACCAAAAAGATACTTTACTGATGGCTAAGCGTAGATTAAACCTAAAAAGTTGCAAATTAGGTGATTTATGTAGGCATTTTGGCATAATAAACGAGCAAGAGCACTCAGCTTTAGCTGATACAAAAGCCACGATCCAGCTGTTTAAAAAACTAAATTGATACTATTTTACCTTATATTAAATATATTTTCCTATATTTGTGATAGTTTAAACTACTACAAGTATGGGAATCGGTTCTTTTATCGGGAATAATGTCATTAAACTCGGCTTGAGCTTAAGGGGCTCGACCTCTTCAAATGCGGGCTTAATAGGGCTGAACACATTAACTATTGTAGGAGGTACTCCTTCATACCGGAACTTATCCGAGTCAATCTATTTACTTAATTGTTATTGCGAAAATCCTGTAGTACAGGCTGTCATAGATGTCAAAGCATTGGCTTTCTCAAATATGAGGTTTAGTGTTAAGGATTTAAAAACAGATGAGGTCACCCCGATAAACCAGTACAAGGATGACGGGGGTAAACTTAAAGACCTATTAGCTAAACCTAACCCACTGCAGTCCACTTTCGAGTGGTTGAGGCAATTCAAGGTAAACAGCGAGGTTTTTGGAAATGGATACTCTTACGCCTCTTTACCTGTTGGATTCGAGGATATTTTCACTTATGAGGAGATTAGGGTTATCAATAACCTACCTCCATACTTGGTGACTCCTGTAATTACAGGACATTGGCTTGAAGCTACTAGGAAGGATGAAATTATAAAATGCTACAGGCTAAGATCAGCCAACGGATTAGATAAAGAACTACACACAAATAAAGTTTTCCACACAAACAACGTGAATATCAAACTAGATAGACACTTTACTGAGGGAAACTCCAAGCTAATCGCACTACAAAAACCTATTTCTATTGTTGACAGAGCACTGGAAAGTCAAAACGTTATCATAAAACAACGTGGACCTCACGGAGCATGGACTTCGGATAGGGGAGACAGCGTCTTGGGATCACTGCCCTTGAATGATAGTGAAATAGATAACGTGCAGGAAGCTTTTAAGAAATACGGAACATTAGAGGGTCAGTACCAACAAATCATATCACCTCAGCCATTAAAATGGCAAAAAACAGGGTTTAGTATGAAGGATTTAATGTTGGACAGTTCTGTCGCTAATGCAGCTATCGCAGTATGTAATGGCTACGGAGTTCCTGAGTCACTGGTAAGATATTATATCAAAACAGGGACACTTGGTACAGACAGCAACGTAGACGAAAGGAGACTTTACGACTCAACTGTCATACCTGAGTCTAAGGATTTCATGATATCCCTGAATAACTTTTTTAAAACTGAGTCGCTCGGAATAGAGTTGCTCGGGACGTTTGATCACTTAAAGGTATTGCAGAAAAACCAAAAAGAGGAGGCAGAAGTCAACAACAAGAACCAAGAAACAGCCCTAGACGCATTTAAGATAGGAGCAATTAACTATAATACATACTTGGCCTCATTTGGTCAGCCTGAGAACGCAAGCATCGGAACTAAAACGATATTCGATTTAACCGATAAGGAGTTGCAAACGATAGGTATAACCATTAACACGCCAAGCGATGGAGAATAATATCGAGAAATTAGAAAAAACTAAAAAGAATACGAATAACCTCAACTTAAAGGAGTCAATCAAGAATAAGATGGCAGCTTTAAAAGGGAATAAAACAGTTTTGAAATGATAACCATAAAAGAGTTTCCCAAACAACAATTCGCCACTAAGGAGGATATGTTCAAGGCACTGAGAGAAAACAAAGACACTCTTATCGCCCAAAAAAAGATGATTACCAAAGAAGCTGATACAGTTTTTAACGTAATAATTAGGGAAAACGACAAGGGCGAGGTCATAAAAGCCGACATCATAGACATCTCTCAAATCAATGTTTTAAAAATGTCTTTGGTTATCAACACCACCAATGTGATGGATAGCCACTCAGATGTACATTTGAAAGGTATCTGGAAAAAGTCAGTTAAGGAGAAAAAGGATTTGTTACTCTTACAGGAGCACAGAATGACTTTCGCCAACATCATAACCGACAATGTGAAAGCAAGTACTCAGATAATGAGTTGGAGCGAGGTCGGGGCTACTTTTAGTGGAGACACTGAGGCACTAATATTCATGGTTGAGGCGAACAAAGACAGAAACCCTTTCATGTTCGAACAGTATGCAAAAGGATTCGTTAAGAACCACAGCGTTGGGATGAGATATGTGAAACTAGAGTTAGCCTTAAACTCTGAGAGTAAGTGGGACAGAGATGAAAAAGAGGTATGGGACAAGTATATCGATGAGATTGCGAACAAAGAAGATGCAGAGGTTCAGGGGTTTTTCTGGGCAGTGCATGAGGCCAAGATCGTTGAGGGGTCAGCCGTACCAGTTGGAAGTAACAAGTTTACACCAACGCTAAACATAGAAACCAAGGGAGCCGTCACAGACACTCCAAAAGAAGCCGCTGCCAAAGCACTTCAAGATAAGTTAAGAGAATTTTATTTACACCTTTAAAAGCACAAATTATGAAAATTTGGATGAAAGACGGTAATTTTGAAGATATCACTGCCGAACAAAAAACGGCATTATCTGTTGAGGAGTTAGCTCAATATACCGCAGACAAAGCAGACCATCAAAGAAAAGAGCTATTAGCTGGCTTTGATGCAAAATTAGAGAAAGCCACTAAGGACTTTCTTACGAAAGATGAAATCGAACAAGTTAAGAAAGATTTCAACTCAACTATTAAGGATATGCCTGTTGAGGCATTGAATAAATATGTTAAGACCATCGACACCCTTAAAGAAAACGTTACAACAGTAACGGAGTTGGCTAAGACCATCAAAGGGATCGCAGAAAAACAAGGGGAGGCAATCCTTAAGTTAGAAAACAGAGGGCCAGTTGTTCCTGATGTACGTAGAAAATCAAGCAGAAAAACTCACATTCAAGAGTTGATCAAGCAAGGTTTATCATCTACAGAATTCGAAACTTTTAAAAGTCGTGGATTCATTGGAGGGACAAATAAAATGTTCTTGGACCAAGCAGCTGACAAAATTGAGCTTAGAGAATTAGGCTCAGCAAAAGGATCTCCTGAGGGGATTGTAGGTAAAGCTACAGTAGATACATCAAGCCACACAGGCGTGGTGATGATTAGCGAGGTGTCTGACATCGTTGCTGATGACAACCCAACAAGAACCTCTCACGTTAGAGACTTGTTAAATGTGAGTATGACCAACCAAGCTCAGATCGTAGCCGGTCAGGTTTATGATTTCACTGATGCATTGACCTTAGGGGCTGTGATGTTAGCTGAGAATGGGGAAGCTCCTGAGAGTGTATTCAAATCAAAAGAAAACACTTGGGGAATGAAACGTATCGCAAACTCTATGAGAATCTCAAAAAGAGAAATCGCAGTAAACGGGCTTGCTTTTGTTATCAATAAAGTATTGGCGAAATTACCAGATGCAACCTTATTCGTTGAGGATGTACAGTTGTTGTTCGGTGATGGCTTAGGTGAAAATGTAAAAGGGTTGACTAAAGAGGCTCAAGCCTTTGACTTAGCACCAAATACTTATGTAGCTACTGCTTTTGCAAGTGTTGCTACTTATGATGGTGGGGACCAAGCCTTGATTACTTTCGCAGCCGTACATGGGCTACAGAACGGAGATAATTTGATTATTGCGAATGCTTCGGAAGCTTCGTACAACGCCACTCACAAATCTGTTGAGGTAATCAATACCACTCAGGTTTTAATCGACCTTACCTTCGTTGTTGAGGCAGATACTAGTGCATGGACGGGAAGTTCTCAGTCTCACTTCTATCAGCAAATTGATAACGCTCAAGAGTATGACGTGTTAGCAGTAGCAGATGCCAACTTAGAAGCTGGTGAATTTGTAAATACTGGTTATGTGATCCACCCAAGTCAAGCTACTCAGATGGGATTGTTGAAAGACACTCAGGGTAACTACTTGAATATCGCAAAAGATCAAAATGGTAAGATTACTGGAGTTAATGGTAAACCTGTTGCAACAACAACAGCGATGCCTTTCGGGAAATTCTTAGCAGGTGACTTCTCAAGAAATGGGGTTGAATTAAAAGAGTTTACTCCTTTAAACATCCAATTTGTAGAGGACGTTGCAAGTGTTAAGAAAAACGAGATCGTTATAGTTATCCAGGAAGAGATAATCTTCCCTATCTATAACCCATTCTGGTTTACTTTTGGGAAATTTAGCACTGCTAAGACTCAATTAGAGACTCCTTAATATTAACCACTAACACTTTTAATCTTTAAATTATGATTTTAAAAATAGAAGGTAGTGATAAAAAGATTTCACAAATTGCACGGGAGTTAAAAATCCGTGCAAGGCGTGGAAACCTTAAAATCACGATAGAGAAGTCAGAGAAGGCAAAGCCTCCTGTTAATTCAGGAAACGAGCTACCTAAACATGCAGCCGACTTAATCGAATTAATCCAAAAGGTTGAAAGCCTTGAAGGGTTAAAGCCGTTTGAGTCTGACAAAAGAGTCACTGTGGTTGAGGCGGTTAACGCTAAAAGAGAGGAGCTTGATCTAACATAAGAACCAATTTAAAAAAGGAGACTAAAAACCTCCTTTTTTATTAATAAATAGAGCCAAATGGATGTAATAGATGACACATATTTTGAAACAGCCGAGTTGTTCATCCCGAACAACAAAGACCTGAATGCACAACCAGAAGGAAGCCCAACGGCTCAGACTAATCTGACCGCTATCAGGAAGAAGTATGAGAGGGAACTATTGCTTAACGCCTTAGGTGTTACTCTATACGCTCAGTTAGTTGTAGCCTTAGATGATCTAGGCGCAGCCGACCCGAAATGGGATAAGTTAGTTACAGGCAGTACCTATGTTATTGATGGTAAAACATATATTTGGGATGGGTTAAGAGGATTCTTAAAACAGAGTTTAGTTGCTTTCTATGCGTACTCACAATACTTAGTGTTTGATGAGTTAACCTATGCGACTGTTGGAGTGGTTAAAAACCAATCCGACACAGCAGTGACAGCAGACTCCACCGCTAAATACGTGAGATCCTTCGGGAGCTTCTTAGAACAATACCAAGGAGACCTATATCAGTTTCGTAGAAACTACTCGAGTATGTATTCAGGTAAAGGTTACGGGAACACATGCAGTGCAGGAAAGGATTACTTAGGGTATCTTGATTCAATTGAATTATACAAACAATTCACACGAAACGTGCAAGCGTCACTGTGGCAGTATTTGAACGATTCTAACGAATTAGACCCTACAGCTTTTCCAGACTTCCAATTCAAGATTTACGCACCTTATAATAGATTTGGTATATGATAGTTGTAGAACATAGCATAAGAGATATAGTTGGCACAATGCCAATCGTTCGCTTAAATGATTCTGTATCTAACAAGCCATTTTTCGGGTGGGGTGATAAAGCTGAATTAGGTAGGTATTTGAAATTGAAGCCAGACGTATATCCTTTGATATGGCTCTTACCTTCAATTGATAACTATATCAACCGAGGTCAAACGGTAAATAAGTCATGTGAGCTTATAATTGCAACCAGAGAAACTAGAAAAGAAATGTTTAACGATGAGAGGTACATAAATTCCTTTGACGTTATTCTGAACCCGACCACAGCTAATCTTATACAAGGATTAACTAAATCAGGTATTTCGACACTGGTAGGGGGAACCAATTACGGTATTTTTAAATTTCCAAACTACTCGGAAGCAGATGAGAACTACACTATTGATCTTTGGGATGCTGTAAAACTAACTATTGAGATAAATTTTAACGACAATGAATGTCTAAAAACTATTAATTATGTCTAAAAAACCAGACACTAAAAAGGAGGTGAAAAGAGCAGGTTATAAATTAATCGGTGATTTCCCTACCAAAAATAAGAAGTACAAAACTGGTGACACTATTCAACTTACCGTTGAGGGTGCCGCTTATTTACGAAAACTTAAAAAGATAAAATAAATGGGACTTTTCGGAAGCATTAAAAATAAAGTAGACTGTACCCTGAAAGCTTTAGGTACAGGCTCAAAAAACTGTAAATTTAATATCGACCTTATCAACGGTTTCTATGCCATTAAAAAAGGCACAGTGATCGAGGACTCGGACGATTTTAACAAAGCCTTTTTACAAGGTTGGGTTCAACAAGGAATAGCAATTCCTTTAATTAACGCCATAGGATTCATCGACAATTCAGCTGATGACACTATCCAGACCACGCAGTCTGGTGTTGATCTTAAGGCCAACAAGGGAAGATACAAGTTTACTCTTGAGTACAAGAAGGGTGAGTATTTCAACAAAGCGATGTCTAGTTTAGACAGTTTTGGGGCATACGACATCTTGCTAGTTGATGAGAGTGACAACTTCTTACTTACTGAGAGCCGAACAGGTCTAGGTAAAGGATTCAAGGCAGGAATGCTGAACCCTGAAAAAAGAAAATGGGCAGATGGAACAGTGGAGACTACCAAGTCTATCACATTCCAATTATTGGACAGAGCTGAGCAAGATGACAGGCTAATCGGTTTGAACGCTGACGAGACTGGGTTCTCTCCTGAGGAGGTTGACGGTGTTAATGATATCACCTTATCATTTGTTGCTGCTCCATCGGATACAGACACAACCATCGAGATTGATGTGATCAGTACAGCTGACAAGGTTACAGCCTTAGAAGGATTGGCTACGGCTAATTTCAGAGTATTGGTCGAAGGTGTTGTTACAGTGACTACTTTCGTGGAAAGTTTGACAGTACCAGGAAGATACACCGGAACATTGGCAGCAATAGCGACCAACGAGGTTGTGAAAGTTCAGTTATGGGATGCGGTGATCGTACCTCAAACTGATGCTATTTTAGTAGGTGATGACATCTACGGATCAAATGAATTAGAAGCCACAGTGGTTTAGTATATTTCCCTTTTGATTTAAAACTAGGGTACGTTATTAAGGCGTACCCTTTTTAAAACAGTTAAGAATGAACACGCTAGAATATTTGAACAGGTTGAAACAAGTCAGAGATGGCCTAAATCAAGAGACTGCAAAAATAATTCTAAAGTTCGAAAAGCAAATAGTTGATTTAATAAGAGAGGATCAAATATTTGAAGATGGTGAGGATGGGCAGGGTAAAATCATAGGAGTGTATTCTATCACTCGAGATAAACCTTTTGAACATAGTAACGAGAGAGGTTATCCAAAAATAGTAGGGACACAGGTGAACCTATTCGATTCGGGGGATTTGCACAAATCATTTACAACCGATTACGGTAGCTTTATTTTAGAAGTGTTCCCAACAGACAAGAAAAGAGAAGATTTAATAAAAAAGTATGGAGACTCGATTTTCTTCATGCAGGTAAAAAACCAAGAGATTGTAAATTGGGACATCATAGGCCCACAATTACAAATCTTTGCACAAAACATAGTCAACAAATGAGAATACTATCGACATGTAGGACAGTTTCAATGTTTAGATTTTACGAAATCTTAGACACGAAAGAGTACAAGTATCTACTTGAGCAGTATGAAGGTGTTGAAATTGATGAGAAATTAAAAAACGAACTTTCCGAGTGTTGGAATGTTTTGTTTAGAGAATATATAGATTTAAAGGATGACAAGGTGATTAAGCAATCCTTTAAACAACTAGCTTTAATTAGTAAGCTAGAGAAAAAACTAAATATCACCAGTAAGCTCTTGGAGCGTCTATCGGTCCAAGTATTGAGAGTTGAACAACTCAAGTTTATGAAGGAGATATCCAATTGGGGGTATTCAATGGATAGGAGAAAGCCTTTAAAGGCTGAGATTGCCCGAGTATTCAGGAGTTTAAAATCTTTAAGATCTAACATCCTAATAAAAAAAGCAGAATTCGAAAAGACCCACAGGAAGGAATTAAACGAGGAAAAACTAGACTTGGACAGAGACATCGTAAATGTTGAGCAAGCTCTAGGTGGGGGCAAAAATATAGACCCTGAGAGGACCATGATGTCAAAATGGGTCGCAATGGTAAGGAAAGCAAAAGAATCTAATAAAACCACAACATAATGGCAAAGGGGCAAATAGATATAATCGTAGCAAAACAGGCGATAGTTGAGGTAGATAAAGGCGTTAAGGCGGTCAGTATGCTGAACGATAAAATTATCGAGACCTCTAAGAGTGCCCGAGAGCTTAACACTAGCTTATCGAGTATTAAGACATCGAATGATTTAGATGCTCAACTAAAAAAGAACGTGGACTCTCAAAAGAAAGTAGCTGAGGCAGTCGAAAAAACAAGGCTGGCCGAGGTTAAACTAGCTAAAGACAGGGAGGCAGCCTTCGATAAATTTGAAAGAGCACAACAGTCAGCAAATAGAGCCAGAGTAAAAGAGTCAGAGGCAATCACTAGGAATAAGTTAGCTTTAGACAAGCAGCGCAAATCTATGGTTGAGACTAGTCGAGCATATAAGAAGCTTAGCCAAGACTCTGTAAAAGCCAGAAAAAACGCTCAGGATTTAGGGGCTACATTTGGGACAACCTCCAAGCAATTCAAAATAGCTGCAGCTGAGGCCAACCGTTTAAATAATAAACTAAAACAGATCGATGCTGCTACGGGAGTATATGGTCGTAGTGTTGGGAACTATGGCAGTGCCTTAAAAGGAGCCATCGGATTCACTAAGCAAATGGTGAGTGCCTTAGGTTTAATGGGTGGGGCGTTCTTAGCCGTGCAAATCATAAAAAACGCAGCCAAGACTATAAAAGAATTCAATAAGGAAACTGCAGTACTGGCATCAGTGCTACAGAAATCCAGAAAAGAAATAAAACCACTTATTAAAAGTGCCAAGGAGCTTGGGGCGACTACGGCAAAGACAGCGAATGAGGTAGTTAAGCTGCAGGTTTCTTATGCCCGTCTGGGCTTCGAAATGGCTGAGATCGTACAACTTACGGAGGCGACTATAATGGGGTCGATTGCCATGAACTCAGAACTTGATGAGACTGCCAACCTAGTTGGTGCCATCGTGAACTCGATGGATGAGCTAAACACTACTGATGCACCTGCTATAATTGATGCGATGTCTTTAGCTACTGCTAAGAGTGCATTAAACTTTGAAAAACTAAGCAACGGACTGCCAATAGTATTGGGTGCAGCCAACGCTTTAAACGTGCCATTTACCAAAGTAGTGGCCACATTGGGGAAATTAGCTGATGCGGGGATAGAGACATCCACTGCAGCAACCTCCCTGAGAAATATATTTATCGAGAGTGCTAGATTAGGGATTGACTATGAGGAAGCACTACAGAAAATTACACTCAGCCAAGACAAGCTAACCACTGCCAATGAGATTTTTGGTAAAAGAGCAGCAGTTTCTGCCCTTATCGTGGCTCAGAGTGCCGAAGGTGTGAGAGAGTTGGATACAGCCCTACAGGGTGCAATTGGCACAGCTGAGAAGATGGCAACCGTTCAACTTGACACGCTAACAGGTGAAATTACCCTAGCTAACTCTGCTTGGGATGGGTTCATCCTATCTGTGGAAGATGGGGAAGGAAGCATCTCCAAAGCTGTTAGGAGTGCTGTTGGGAGTTTCACCCAACTGTTTAACTCCCTTACGGAGATTAATGAAGCGACTGAGGCGATAGGCCCAGAGTTGATCAATGACGGAGGTTGGCTTGACCTAGTTGGCTTAGGTTTCATCAAAGTGGCATCTAATATGGGGAAGGCTACGGGGTCATTAAAGATTTTAAATCAGGAGTTAAAAGACTTAAGGGGCAGCGATGTCACCGTACAGGACTTATCGGACGCTTACATATTTTACGAAAAGGTGCTCTTGGACACTGATGCATCCGATAAAATACACACCGCAACACTTGAGTTTATGTTGACAAAAATCGAGGAGTTAGTCATGGCAAAGAAAGCCCAAATTAAAACAGACCAAGATTTAGAGGATAAGTTATTCGAGCAAAAAGAGGTCTTGATAGATTTACTTTTAGTAATCGACGAGAGTCTGGAGCTAAAAGAATTGGATAAAAAGACCACCAAGGAGTTGACAGCGATGCTGAACAGGTACAACGAGGAGCTTAAAAGACAAGAGGACATATTGGACGGGTCAATCGAGTCTCTTAAGGAGATGATAAAAGCCAATAGTGAGATTATCGAGCAAACGAACGACAAGTCTTTAAGGCGTAAGCTTCAAGGGGAAAACCTACTTTTAGCTAAGCAGTTGAAACTTATGCAAGCCATACCAAAAGCAGTTAAGGCGATAAAAGCTGTATCTGTTGGGGTGGTTACTCAGGAGGGTTTAGCTGAAAGGGAAGCCTCGAAAGTTGATAGAGGTACGGCCTTAGCAGGAGGAGGTACGGCTGATTTCCCTGACTCAGCAGAAGACTTACCTGGACAAGACCCTTTTAACTTTGATGTTGGTGGGGCTAGTGCTTTTGAGACAGCTGTGGATGACGTAGGTATCTTTGTTGATGAATACGGGAGTTTACTTGGTCAAGCCACAGATATCACAAACGCATTTTTTGACAACAGATTGGCTAGAATTCAAGAGGACATCGATGCGAGTAATGCATTTTTTGACGAACAGATTGCAGCTGCAGAAGGGAATCAGGCTCAGCAAGAAAGACTCGAGCAGGAGAAAGCTAAAAAAGAGGCTGAGCTTAGGAAAAAAGGACAAAAAGAACAGATAAAAGCGGCCATATTCCAAAGATCAGTGGCAGCTCTTAGTATAATACTAAACACAGCTACGGCTGTAATTGGAGCACTTGCCCCACCACCAACAGGGCTGGGACCTATTGCAGGGATACCTTTAGCTGTAGGGGTTGGAGTATTAGGTGCAGCTCAGTTGGCTTTAACCTTAGCAGCTCCATTACCTAAGTTTAAAGATGGGACCAAAGCACCTCTTTCAAGAGATACAATGGCCATAACTGGGGACGGTGGAAAACATGAGCCTATAACATTAGGAGGTCAACTAATTGGGGTATCTCCAAGCACATCAACGTTGACTATGCTACCTAAGGGGGCTGAGGTCCACAAGGATTTTGAAAGTTTGGCAAGCTCTAGCAACTACGACCTAGAGGCGATTAATAGAGCTGCAGTGATGACTTCCCTATATAGTGATAGTGCTAAATTGAACGCAGTACAGTCAGCCAATTTGTTTGACATTGCCTTGGATAAATACCATGGGGGCATCCAAAAAGAAATAAAACAAGGACTGAAAAAGTTTAGCTCTAACACAAGCATAACAATAAACACGGAACACTTAAGATTTGAAAACGATACATTGTAATGAATAGAATTCAGCCTACATACGACAACCGAGTAAGGTACACCTTAAGAAATCCCGTCTTTAAAAGTCTGGTTATCTCTGAGCCTGAGGGTTGGAACGATGACGAAAAGACTTTCAAGAGGTCTTTAAAAGTACATGGTGTGTTTATCAACCTATCAAACAATCTTAAGTTCTACCGAGGAGACGAAAACAATAACGGAGGGCTTGACTATATAACTGGGGTTTATGCTCAGCAGGGCATCAATGCCGACATAGTACTCATCAAAGAGGAACGAGACCCTCAAACAGATGAATGGGGTGAAGCCTACAGGGGTTTTCTGGACTTAAGTACGCTGTCAGTACAAAACAACAAAGCGAGCGTTAAGTTTAACGAGAGTGGCTTATACTCAGCCATAAAGGCAAGACAAAACGAGAAGTTACTACTCAACCGAGAGGATGACATGGACGGGAACGCAATACAGAAGATAATCACCAATACTGTGGCTTTAGAGGGCAGGAGTATATTTTTAGTATCTCAACTAGACCTAAACACCTCTCAGGAGAACCCGTTAAAAGTAGAGCATAATATAGGCCAATCTTTTGAGGCAAGGGCTTTACCTTTAAAAGTCCTGAGTTCTAGCGATGATAGTGTTCAAACCATTACAGATTTGCACGTAAATGAGATAACCACCTCCTATAATAACGGGGTTACGGGCAACATGTTCTATGCAGATGCTGATAAAAATAAGACTTTAAAACTAACCATTGACGTTGACTACAGTTGGACAAGTACACAAACTAACAACATTAGGTTGGATTTAGTTATCTACGAAAACGGGACCAATTATGACTTTAAGTCTTTTCAAACATTGGATACCTTAGCAGCTGCAAACGGTGAAATCTCTTTTAGTGGCGAGGTAATCATCGACCTATTGGCGGGGGAAAGCTTAGCCTTAGCAACCCATAGTAATTCCATAAGGGATACGTTCTATACTTGGGAGCCTATGGGTATTTTAATCGAGGAAAACAGTTTTGCAGAAAGTTCTCAGGCAGAATTCACCCTCCCTTTTGAGGCATTGCAGAAAATAATACAAGTAGTATCCGGACAAGATGACGCTCTAGTATCCGAGTTTCTAGGTCGAACTGATTTAGGGAATACTCAGGACGGGGTTGGTGCTTTAACAGGGATGACCTCAGGGGCAATGGTTAGGAGACTACAGGATAAATTTATACAGACATCCTTTAAGGATTTCGAGGCTAGCTATAACGCTGTTTGGAATACAGGCTACGGGATTGAGAAAGTAGGGTTTAAGGAGTTCGTAAGGTTTGAGGACTTGAGATACTTCTATCAAAAAGTAGTTACTGTAAAGCTACCCAACCAAGTCAAGAACATAAAAAGATCAGTCGCAAAAGATTATTTTTACAGTGGTTTAGAGTTCGGATTTAAAAAGCCTAGCGGAGACAACCTCTACGAGGAGGCGATGGGACTTGATGAGTACAATACAAAAAACACTTTCACCACGATAATAAAACGAATTGAGAAAGTATTTCGTAAAATATCAGTATATAGAGCTGACTCCTATGGGATGGAGTTCGCAAGAAGGAAAAGTATTTTAACCAACCCCGAGGAGGATACTAGATACGATAATGATGTTTTTTTAATGGATTTAAAAAGAGGGATTACGGATATTTTTGAACAGAGACTTTGGCAAGATGATTTCCAAAAAGCACCAACAGGTGTATTTTCTCCTGACACAGCTCAGAATTTAAGATTTAGCCCGATGAACATTTTAAAAAGGTTCGGGTGGTGGATAAGTGCAGGGCTGAACGTTTACCAAAACTCGGATGTTAAGTTCTCGAGCAGTCTAGGAAATAGCAACCTATCAACTCAATTAATTGGACAAAATGAGATAGCTGAGAACGGAAGCATTAAAGTTTCAGAGTTAGAAAAATCTTTCCTGCTTCCTGAGATTGTGGAGTTTGAGCATGAAGTTACCACGGAAATACTTAAACAAGTACAAGGCAAAACGGTAGTTAATGGCTCGGAAATCATGAACTATTACGGTCAAATTGAAATTATAAACGAGAACAACAGAAAAGAATCAGTATATTTACTTGAATTAAAACCTAATAAGGAGGGTAAATGGAAAGCGATAAGAGCAAATAAACCAGTCTCTAGGGCTAAAATAACTTAATATTATGGCAAAAAGTAAAATAGTTTTAACCTTTAACACGCACCCATTAATCGTGGGAGAAACTATCCTTATATCGAACAACTTGTCGGGGGTGGATATATTTGAAACTTTTGAACTGTCTCGAACGGCTTCTTTCCAATCTACGATAGGCATTAGTTCTGTAAACTCGGCAGTCTTTTACACGGCTGCAGTAACCGCAGATTACACAACTACGGGGCTGTACGTTGTTACCCGCATAGGGAATGTTGTGACGATAGAAGCCACCCAACCAAACGTAGTATTCGTGGAGGAGTTTAATACTACTCTAGGTAAGGTAACCACCTTTATAGATAATCAAGTTGAGGCACCTCCTTTTACTATTGACGATGTGACTTTTTTGGCTCCTACAGTTAACCCTGTTTGCTCTCATGTTAAGGTGCAAGTGGACACGAGTGAGTTAGCTGTGAAAGTAACCTCTCCCCTAGTGATTGACCCTAATCTCGTTAACCCTTTCTTTTTCGAATGGGTAAGAGGTGATAATATCTCGATAATATGCGAGAGTGCCACGGCTGAGCAAGACACTGAGGCGGTAACAACCCCTCAAACATTATCAGCCTCGAATATAACGGTTAATATCTTAGGTGCTCCTATTGGGGCCACTGTGACTATAAATGTGTCCTCTGTAGACGGCTTAGCCTTGGAGTACTCACTAGACAATATAACTTTCAAAGTCTCCAACACATTCACGGGAATACTCCCAGGTAATTACACGGCATACGTTCGGGATCAATTTGGATGTAATGTAAATGATGCCTTTGTAGTTGATGACTTCACACCTAGCGTGGACGCAACAGTACCTTTTTTCTCCTTGTCTAAGTCAATGTCGATAAGATTTAAAAGAGATATCGTTTGGGGTGATTGCTCCAACTATAAGAACGAAGAAAATACACTGAGCTGTGAGAACAACGTATTGCTGCCATACCAAACAATTCAACAGTTTCAAACTTGTGACACCGATAGGCCTATACAGTTTAAAACTAACAGGGACACCCGAGAGGTGAACGTGATAAAAGAAGATGGCACAAAAGATACCCTCGCAATAACTAAACACTCCTCGAATTTAGGCAGAAAATCTAAATTAGACTCTACCTATTACGACATAAATGGAACTCAGACAGGGGTGTATTTTACCTCAGGGAATACCTACGATTACGATACAGATATCCAAAATGGGACGTATGCACTAAATGGTGCTCTGCCTGATTTCGGTATCATTGGTAACTCCATTTTCTTAGATGGGACGGGTTGGTTTGATATCGTTGATATTATATTTAACGCCTCAGTAAACGCTGATGTCCTAGTCATTAATTTGGTGTATGGAGGTATTCCTGCAACAATAATAGCCAGTTCTATCTACAACATAGAGAACTTTGAGGTATATGAGTTCGAGGTAGATTTTTCAATATACGAGGACCAAATCATACAAGTTGAGGTTTTGGCTACCGATGCAGTGTTCGATGACGTTCGAGAACTTAGCGAAAAAATAGAAGTGGCTGAGAGGTTTGAGGACACCATGGAGATCAGGTATTGGAACCCAACTAATACAGATGTGTTTTACTCCACGGGTATTCAGAACCTAATAAGGGTTAACTTTGAGACGTTTATTCCTGGAATAGATCCAAAAATAGACGCATTAAACACAGATACCAACACTATACTTTTAAACTCTCAGATGTACGAGACTAAAATCCTTACGTTCTCACCTGTGACTTTCGGAATTATGCGACAAATCACACAAGCGATACTACATAAGGAGTTGTACTTGGATGGGGTTAAGTACGTAATATCAGGCGATCCTGAGACCGAACCTTGGGGAAACTCTAATTTGATAACTGTCACCGCTACATTTACTAAAGATGGTAACGTTTATAACTCAGAGGTAGACGGTCAAGGAACTGAGATCGAAAGTATCGCTCCAATAATTGGACTATTAACAGATGATAATACTTACATTAAACTATAAATTATGGCAACAACTCAACAAAATACAGATGCGATAAACGCCATAGTGGTGTGGATAAACGGAGTTATAACCGAGTCAAAAAATATCGATGAGCTACCTGAGATGGCGGGGATAGTAACCTCGGCTAATCTACCTGTTAGGGAAAATGGAGTTACTCAGAAACTTGAGATACAGAAAATAATAACTCAAGCTTTAGCCGATAGGCTTATAATTATAGACGGTAAACCTTTCAGAATACATAAAGATGTAGCTAATACGGTCAACCTTAACACTCTTGAGGTTAATGATGTGATAATAGGCTACTCCAATTCTGTTACCTTCCTTATGGCGGTGTATAGAGGTGGTGATCAAACTGACTTTACAAACGATGCGATTTACGAGAAATTTAGTGGATTTTAAAATACAAATAAAATGAAAACAATGAAAAAAATATTTTTAGCAATGGTGATGCTGGTTACTTCAATCAGTTTTGCCCAGATAAGTACTACGATCTCAGCTCCAAATGTTGCGAGCGTTAACGATAGTATAGTTTTAGTAAACCAAAATAAGAAAGCCACGCACTTAACTGTGTTTCAGCTAGGGGCTAGGATAAAAGGTATCCCTGTACATAATAACTCAGGAGGTACTTTATTTGGAGGTAAAGCTGTTTACCCTCTTGGTACATCTACTTTAGGAGTTACCAACATAGGGTATGCGATAGCTAACTCCCATGAGACTATTGAGAACCAAGTAGGGCTTTTAGATGGGGATGTTCTTGATGGTGAAAATGGAACAGTTACAATCTCAGGGATTTTAGAGACCGACACCTCTACTTATTCAGAGGGGTTTGTGTACATCTCACCTACTGTAGCGGGAGATTTGACCAATGTCGAGCCTGAGTTCCCGAACTACGCTATTTTGATGGGGACTGTTACAGATGTAGGGGTAACAGGTAAAATAGCAGTAGACATTCGGGACGATGTAAATGACGTGTTTATAGGATTTTGGAACGGTGTAATTACTCAAACATTTATATTTAATGCGACTAGCGACGGGGCAACAATTACAGGTAGTTTAATACCCGCCAACGGGCATCCTGACCTAACCATGAGGTTTAGTGATGGGCTAACAACATTAGACACCTCACCTGCAGCTACAATCACCTTGACAGCGGGTACAGACTCTAATCCTCAACTTAACTACGTTTATATACCTCAAAGCACTAAAGTACTGACCTTGTCTACCGCAGGTTTTCCTGTGGCACAACATATAAAAATAGCTAGTTTATTCTTACGCTCAGCCACCTCGACCCAAACAGATGGGGCTTTAAGGAATCAAAATTTTAACGACCACATAGAGGACACCAGTACCTTTCAAGGTCACTTATCACATATAACCTCTAGGCTAAGGACATTAGACGCTAAATGGGAATCAGGTGTTGCAGGAACTACAACCATAAACACGGGACCTACTCCCGATGATGTTTTCGTGGCTACTACGGGAGGTATTGTAAGACAATTACACCTACAGTCATTCCCTGCATTGGATACTGAGACAGGAGATGATATACACGTGGTTAACAACTTAGCCAACCCTTACGTAACTATAACGAACCTAAACACTCAGATTTTAGACTCACAAGGAAACACTTTAAACAATACGAGTTTTAGTTTTGTGATGTGGGGAGTTATTAACAGTGATGGTGAGCAGTCTCATATCATGTTAAATTTACCCTCTGACTCTTATGCCTTTGCTAACCCACAGGCTGCCATAGATGACTCTAATGGGTTTTCGGACTATACTATATCTAAAGCATTCGAGGGAGTTGGGTTCTTGATTGCTAGGTTTACATATACATTTAAAAACAATGCTTGGGTGCTGATTGATACGCATGACCTAAGAAATACTGTTCCAAATAATACAGCAGGAGGAGGTATTGGAGGTGCAGGGGTTACTGAGTTTACTCAACTAACGGATACACCTAGTAGCTACACAGGTGATGCAGGTAAGATATACCAAGTAGCTGCAGGAGAGTTGGCACTAGAGGCTACAGATAGCCCTACATTCGCTGACTTATTTGTCACTAATAATATAGTAACGGGAGTTGCTACAAATTCCAATCTACCTTTAGAAATAAACGGAGGAGCTGCCGTATTTACAGGGTTTAGTAACAGAGCTGCTGCTAGTGGCGTAGGGTTAGAAATAGGGAACGATGGATCAAAATCTATAATACAGTCTTTTAATAGAACTTTATCATCTCTGATGCCTATCAATTACCTAGCTAGTTCACATAATTTTTCAGGAGGTGATGCAACATTCCCTAGCGACATAATAGCAAATGGGGGAACCGTTACTAGTACAGGTTTTAAAACATCATTAGGGACAGCATCACAATTGTTTACTGCAAACGGAGGAATAATATCAACAAATACAGCGTTTAATAAAAATTTTGGTACTACTGCCGGAACTGTTAAAGAAGGTAATGCTGGAGCCAGTAGTATAACAGGAGGTCAGTTAGTTGATTTAGATATATTCCCTACGTTAGCAAATAACGAGCTAAGATATGATAGATATAATAACGGAATACCTAACGCTCCAGCCTCTAGCACCGACGGAAACGGAGTTATGACAGTAGGAAAAAGCGGAGTAGATAATAAAGCTCAGTTAGCTTTTGCAAATAATAGTATTTCATTGCGTAACCTAGAGTCGGCTGTTTGGGGTAGTTGGCTAGATATATATAATTCCGGTAACTCTAATGGTCCTAGTTTTGACTGGTCAGCGAACAATATAACGGCACTAGGCAACATAACAGCCAACGGAGGCAATCAAGTTTGGGATGCTAGTAATTTGAATAGGAGTGATACTGATTTTGCAACCAAAGCATTATCTGTAACAGGTGATTTAACTCAAGAGGCAGGGAGTATAATAGGTAATCAGTTTGGTAATTTAACATTTCAGACAAGAGCGAACGCAGACAATGAAGGTTTTTCTTTTAGAGACGCAGTAGGTACAGAAGTTGTTTTTATTAATAGGCTAGGCAACCTAACAGCCAACGGAGGCTCACAGGTTTGGGATGCTAGTAATTTGAACGGGGCAGCTTTTGATTTTGAGGCTAAAACTATTACGGCTAATGGATCAATTTCTGTTAATTCCGGAACTATAAATACCGCTGCTGTTTTTGAAAGTACAGACGAAGGTACTACGGTTAAAATAATGGATGATACAGGAGACGGAGGACTAGAATATAAGGGTAACACCTTATTTTTTGATTCCGATAAGGATAATTTAGTACCTAACTCTGAAATGAAATGGAGGATTGACGGGAGTATTAAAATGACGTTAGATGTAGATGGAAGAGTGTTAATACAAAACTTAAACCTAACAACCCTACCTGTTTTCGCAGATGATACAGCAGCAGCAAGTTTAAACCAAGGCGATGTATATAGAACCTCGACAGGAGAATTACGAATAAAATTATAATAGAAAATAAAACGTATATTAGCATAAAATAATAACTTAAATATATTTAAAATGAAAGAATTTATCCAATTAATTATAGGAAACCAAGGTTTGGCACAAGTGCTAGCCTTCACATTTTTCACCATCTTTGGGATGTTGATTGTAAAGATTGTCAGGTATGACCTGAAAAAGAAAAAAATGGCATTGAAACAGGTACCTTTCCGTGTAAAGTTCGATTTTAAAATATGGTTGAACGACAACCTTATAGATTTTATTTTAGCTTACATGGTATCGTTTAGTTTATTCAGGTTCTTCCCTGATGCGCTATCATTCTTAAATAGATTTTTCCCTGACACAGTTCCAAACTTCTCAGATAAGATGTTTTATGGGCTTTTACTCGGTGTACTTTTTCAGTACTTACTTCATAAACTTATGAATAATGTCTACATTGATGAGAGTACTTTCAATAAGCAATTGATCGCTGGAGAATTACCTAAGACCGATGACGAATAAAAACAAAATATTATTATCGACCCTTATACTTGGACAGCTCCCGACTTTATTTTTCGGGATGACTTACCGACTAAACCTATCTCTCTTTGTTGAGAGAAGCACGAGGGTTGATTTCTTTGCGATGTATTATGTGAATGCAATAAGCTTTTTAATATTAGCCTATTGCATTCATTTTAATAAAGGTATCGATAAAAAGATTTCAAAGCTGATATTTATCATAACTATTTTAGATTTTCTGCATTTGATACTTGTCGCAAATCAAGGTTTTGGCATGTCTAAGGTTGGGATCGCTATGGCTTTTGTGGTGTACGAATATAGACACGAGATATTAAATACAGCTAAACGAACCTACTACGAGATGCTGAGCGACTTACGTGAATTAAAATCATCTTTTTATATTCTTAAAACTAAAATAATTAAATTTATAAAACAATACTACTTAAAAATTAAAA